TCGGCGAATCGTTCCTTACTAAAGATTAACTCACCGTCGTGTTCAACAAGACTCTGTGCGGCAAACTTTTCTAACATTGGTATCTTACTCATACATTATTCCTTCCTATGCGGCTGTAGCCTAACTTTGATTTAATCTCTTTACGGTCCGTTTTCTTTTCTGGTTTCCACGCTCTAGGATCTACAGTTTCTCCAGTTAACTCATAACGAAAGTCTGGGTCGTAGACCATATATCCCAACTTGTTCCATTTGATTACACCGTTGTCGAATAAAAAGATACAACCACGGCACATACAAAAACTGGCACCATTATCGCTCATCACATTACCGTTTACCGTGCCAACATACTTGACTACATTGCCCTGGTGCATTTGTTTTACGGCTTCGTGATAGTCAATCATTCTTTACCCCCAATAATTCTTTGATTAGGGTCTTTTTATCTTCTGTAGTCATACCGAAATCGAACCGCTCACGCATAACTTTCAACACTGCCAACGCACCGTTGACACTTTTCATAACTTCTTCCTCTGATTGGCCTTGTCGGAATCCAGATTCGGCAAGTTCGTTGGCAGTTTGCTTGACCGTTTCGGTGAATTCAACGACCATCAACTCAGCGAACTTTTCCATTTCCGGTGATATATGGTCTTCAATAGGAAGAGGGACATACCCGTATGCTCTAACAAATAGTTCTTGAATTCGTTTGTTCATTTTAGGCTCCAAAGGTAAAAACAAAAGAGATAACAATCAGTGCGATTAGGATCCCTGTCGCACACACAGCATTGACCACATCGTGAATATCGTAATCATAATATCCAAGCATTTCAAACTCCTGTTTTGTTTCAATATGTGTATATTATATAACCAAAATGATTTATTGTCAACTGACAAAAAAGCCCAGGAAATCTGGGCTTAAATGTAATACTTTTGTATTATGGTCTTTACGGTGTCCTACCCTTGCGTCCAGAACACTTTTCTCTTTGCTTCATACAGCAATAACTTAGCGTATATATTTACCGGGTAAGCAGATACAATAGCATAAACCCCAGGAAAAATATTAAAAACAATTTTCCAATTTGATTATCCATGGTATCCCTTTGTGTGTTTTACAGTATACATTTATTTTGACTCTTTGTCAACTTCTGAGTCTTCTTCGTCCTCGTCTTTTGATTTCTTGTCAGACTTTAATTGTTCTTTTACTTCTTGTTCGATTTTATCAGCGGCAGTGTTCAAGGCCATTTTGCCCAATGCTTTGACTCGGTCATTTTTGGCTAGGGCTTTGCCTACTGATAATGCTACAGCAGCCGCTTCGGATTTTTCATTATCTTTGGTTACTGGTTTAGCTTCGGGTTTTGATTCTTGTACACTTTGGCTGGGCCGTGCCTGTGCTCTTTCTGCTTTAATTGATTCACTGCGATGATTGTTAAGGGCATCTGCTAGTTTAGTATAACTGAATTCTTCTACTCTGCGTTTTGTAAACAAGGGTGCTATTTCAACAAAAAACATCATCAGCATTAACGCCAGAGCCAAGCCCCATTGTTCGAAGTATATGTTAGCAGTTAATAGTATAAAAACTGTAACATACAACAATGCGCTTTCTTGCCGCTCGGACAGTTTCATTACAATACTACCTTGCCATGTTCTTTGTTGTGCTTGAGTGTTTCAAAACCAATGGTCTTTCTGTAGTCTAAGAACCACCATACCGCAACTACAATAAACACCAACCACGCTAATGCTATTAAAATGTATTCTGTCATGTTGACACTGTTCCTTCTAATCTTTTAAACCCAAAATTTATTAGTTTGACACCAAAGAAAGTAAACAACAGTGTAAAAACAATTTTAAAGATTGCTGACCAACTGGCTTCGTTGTCCATGGCTATTTTTACTAGGCCTGCGTCAATTTCAAATCTGCTATTAGGCACAGATTCTACAGTTTCTTTAGGTGTAGTTTTGGGTAACTGAGGAGGTGGCGGAGGTAATGGGCCACCACCTATAGGTTCGATTTGTAACGGGGGTTTCGATGCGGTGTCTTTTGACTTAGCAGATTCTTCTATTTTGGCAATGGCTATTTTTGCTTCTGTTCTTTTAGTTTCTGCTTCGTGATACTCTGCGTAAAACAGTGAAGTCAACCAAAGCATTATTATAACAAAAGCGGAAATCGTAGTCCGTCTTACATATTCTTTTAGAGTTTTTTGTTGAAGGGGCACAAATATTGACATACAGTATTTAAGCTGGCATGACAAATCCAATTGCCATACCCACCAAAAATGCCGTACTCGCAGTAATCAAACTCCAAACCCCTAGCCAATAATTAGTCCAACGCCATTCTTCCTGCTGTTGTTGCAGCCTGAGTTTTTCCTCTTGGTACCTGCTTTTCCAATCTATCATTATTTGGAACAAGTCCTTGTTCTGGTTACGGTGCCGTCGGGATTTTGGGTTTCGGTCCAAGGACTACAATTGCTGTCCACTATGACCTGTTGCTGTTGTATAACAACTTGAGGTTCAGGTGGCCTGGTTGCTTGCCATACTATAATGCCACCAATGGCCATGGGCACTACCCATTCCCACCCACCTTGAGGTGCAGGACGCCAATGACCGTGTGAGTGGTGATGATAACCATGGGCCCACACACTTGCGGAAATGCCAATTAGAGCCAGTAAAGTTAAGATTTTTTTCATATAGTGCTCCTATGCAGTTATTTAACGCCTGACTGTGAAAAAAGTAAACAAAAAAATAGGGCACCGAAGTGCCCTAAACCGCATTAAGGAGAACTCAATTACTCTGCAACTGCTTCTTTAGCGCCAGCACGAGCTTTGATTGCTTCAATGCTGGGAGCGGCTTTCTTGGCCTTGGTAACTTTGACAACCTTAGCGCCATTGTACTTGGCGTCAGCGGCATCGATAGCAGCTTGGAATGCAGGGTTCTTGTAAAGGTCAGTACCTTTCAAATAAGTGACCACAGCAGGCTTGTCCATAGCCTCGGGCAACTCCATGAGTTCGATGTCAGTGTGGCCATTCTTGGACAACACCTTAACACGGGTCATGTCATTGGCAAAACGAACTTTGACTTCACCTTTGAGAGAGGAAACACCAGCAACTTTGAACATAGAAAACTCCATTGAAAAACAAGTTAGTTGAAAAAATGTCAGCATCCATTTGCTAACATATTCAAATTATAGTTGAAAACAAATTTGATGTCAACCATTATTTGAATTAGGTTTACCAAAATTATTTGGTTAATTCTTTTGTTTGATCTTGAATTTTGGCTACTCCTTGGTCTAGGATTTGTGCAAGACCCACAAAACCCACACTTGCAACCGCAACACCAAAAACAAATCCTAATAGAAACTTAATCATTTGCGAAACACCCTTTGCACTTCATGATTAAACTCATTGAAATCTCGTTTTATGTCTCGTTGGACAGAACTACAACTGGCCGCGATAGTTAGCACTACACACATTACCAAAGTTCTCATCAAAACTCTCGCATAATCAACATAGCAAGGCCCATGATCCAAATTGGTGCCAAAACAATGGCAAGATTAACTAAGGCAGTCATCATATTAACTCCAGTCCTTGCGATCGGTTGTTTGACGGTAGCCTGCGGTATAGGCAGTGATTTCTTCAGCGGTCATACAGGCCAGCTCAATGCGAGGGCTGGTTGCCGTGTCACCTGCATACATGTGCGGGTTGAAAGGGCGACCATAGTAGGAATCGGCACTGCCACGATCAAAAGCGCCACCATGTCGTTCATCATAAAGTTTAGTCACATTGTTCTCCTTGGAAACTCGTTCCCATTCACCATTCACTTTAACAAAACCTTGGGGTTGAAAATAAGCCATTTTATTCAGCCTTCATGATGTAGGTCATCAGCACCCACTTGGCACGGTTCAGCTGTTGGCGAGCATCTTCGGCTCGCATAAAATCAACTTCACCGTATTCAGTATTAATCATTTCCTGAGCATCCGACATCATGCTGGCAACAACCATCGCAGGGCCAGAAAACTTGAAAGTGAAACTCGATTCGATGCTTTCACGCATACCTGCAACGGTAACGCCATACATACGGACTTCACGCTTTTCTTGTTCAGAAAGTGCATTGTAGATCGCTGTAGCCATTTCACGCTCCTGTTTTGTTACTGTATGCCATTATTATAGCAAAATTGGGAATTTCTGTCTACCAAAATTTTTGTAATACCTAAGTATTAACTTCCTGTAGAAAGAATTAGTGTGCGCGGATCATCTTTAGCAGGCACAAAACGCTCAATATAGATATGATGTGCATCACCAGAATCTCGAATGCAAGCGTCGGCCGCACGGAACAGAGCCGCCCAAGTCAGCCCAAATATACTGTTACTGACAGGCTTATCGCCCCAATGGTCCCGGTAAACAATTCTATCAGCACCTTCAAAGGGATGGCGATCATTGAGATTTTCCACTTCGTAAATGCTCCAAACAGAGCGCAACCCAAGGTCCTTTTGAACTGAGTCGTAGTGGTTGTATTTGTGGTCAAAATCTGCGTCCATTGTCTGCTCCTGTTTTGTTAACCTATGCCATAATTATAGCAAAATTGGTATTTTCAGTCAACCAAAATAAAGTGTAAACCTTAGTTTACATTTTGGCAAGAAAGCGAGCAAAATCCATTTGCAGCTCTGCTACATCTTCGTGGGGCACATAAAAGTCCGTGGTAGGGTCCCAGTATTGACCCTCTTTAGGATCATAATACAGAACTTGGCCGTTGGGGTAGAAAAAAGGACCTTCCAACCCTCGGCGAGGTTGCCATTTTGCATCACGCTCACCAACTACACGGTATCCCATAGGACCTCCTGTTTGTTTACTATGCCATGATTATAGCATTTTGGTGAATTATGGTCAACCGTTTTTAGATAGTCAAGTCTGGAGCAGTAATAGTACTTTTGTTTGCGTAGGCCGCATCGAGAATTGCATCCATAAATTCACGCAATTCATTCATATAAGCACCATGAACCGTGCCTGTATTGCAATTTTGGTTATTGAAATAAGCTCGCATTTTCATCAGCTGAGTAGCATCCAACTTTTTAATTGTAATGTCGACGACCTTGTTAGTCATTTTGACCTCCTGTGTGTTTAAGATGTCTTCATTGTAACAAAAAGGTGAATTACGGTCAACCAAAAAAGACTAGTACTTGTGTTTTAAAATAGTGCTTTGTATAGGCCAGCTGCACCAATCAGCAGAGCTACAATATTGACCATTAACTGTGGACCGTTTCTAACCCTAACAGCCCATGCTAAAAATAATACAGTGCCCACAACAAAGGCCACAATGTTCCAAGGATATACAGCAGGTCCCACAGCGTTCAAACTGTGGCCTGCTACGATAGCAACAGCACCTGACCATTGCAGAATTTCATCTAATTTATCAGTCATTTTGTAAATACCCAAAGGTCTTCATAGTTGCCATCTCTGGTCTTTTTGGCTTGTCTACTGACAGCAATAGCACTCCATTGTACTCGTAACTGTTGGCTTAACGGTAAATGTTTGGCTACTACGGCCTGCATGTCTTGGCTGATAGCTACTTCTTGTTTGTTTTTGTTTCTATAGTTACTGATTACAAAAGCAAACTTACCGCCGGGACGCAGAACTTCACAGCAGAGTTCTACAGTTCGTTCCCAATACTCTCGCAACCAAGTGGCATAGTCAGGATAGTTGGTAAAACTTTGATCTGCACTGTCATAGATCTCCAAGTCATAATAAGGAGGACTAAACAGTACAGCATCTACTTGATTTTGATACTTTGTAACAAAGCCATGTTTGTGATCCAACTGTTCGCTGGGACAACAATACAAGTCTACAGTTTTGTCGGGAATTTCAAATAAGCTATTATCTCGATATCGTTGCCATTCTGTGTGTAACCAACGACCATTGTCAACAACTTCAGGAATTACATCAGTGGCGATAAAATGCCGCCAGTCTGTACTGTAGTAACCTAACTGATACGCATTCCATCCCATGACAGGTGCAAAGACCGTTTCACCTGTAAATATCTCCTGCATGATACCTTTGTAAGTAGCAGGATTAAAGATACTGGCTCTGTTACATCCTACCATAAAATCAATCCAAAACTGACCGTAGTCTTGGTTTTCAATTCTACATATATGATCAAAAAATGCCGGACCTACTAGGCTGTTCCTAAGTTTGAAATCTTCAAACATGGCTCGCATCAAGCCCAGTGTATATTCAAAGTCGTTGTCGTAGAGTTTTTTAGTTGTGTAAAACTTGTCAAAGTTTATATTCTTACAGAGTCTACCATACTTAGCGTTAGCTTTACCTGAAAAGGTATCACCACCAAATATTTCACTTGTGGGAATATCAAAGTAAAAGTCTAGGTCTTCGGTCAAGGCCGCTGTTTTGTTGAACCATTGAGTTAGTGCTACTTCAGGTTCTACAACCAGCATTTGATAAAGTTTTTGTTTGTATAGGTCTAGCCGTTGCAGTCTGTTATCGTTCTTGGCCCACTTGACTAAAAAGTCATCCAAGCTAGCTCTGGTAACAAACTGTCCTGTGGTGTCACTTCCGTTCAGCACAGCCAGTTTACTAGAAAAATCAGCATAACTGATGTTTCGATTAAGGTTAAACTGCTGTAAAAATTTGTCTACGGTATAAATCATCACGTATTTATATTCTGTGAACTGTACAGTTATTAATAGTCATAGTTTCAATTTTAGGCAAGTCCAACAACAATTTTTCAGGTAAGACAATAGCATCGTGATTAGGTTTACCTTTGTCAATCCATTTTTGTTTTTGCAGTAACAAATGACAGGCCACTGTGGTCAGTGCTTCTTTGCTTTGAACATCCCAAATCCTTACAATCTGTAGATTGTCTTTGCGACGAACTGCAAAAATATAGCGAGGATATTCTAGGCCACCCTGTGCATGAAACTGCCAACCGCTGAGTCCAACTAAGCCAGTGCGTTTAGTATGTTCTTTGGTAGCGCACTTTTGTTCAATAATTACTTCACCGCTTTTGGCATCTTCGCCGTTACGGTGAAAGTTAGTATTGTAGTCTTTGTCGTAGGTGCTGACAATTTCCCACATGCTAAGAGCACTGAGTGTATCGTTGGCAAGAATATCAATGCCGTACTTTTGATAGGCCTTACTGGCCTGCTTAAAAATAAGATCTCGATGATTAATCAAATCACGGATTTTGTCTGCTTCAATGTATTTTGACATGTTATAGATTCTTTTTCAATTCTTTTTCTATTCGTACAGGGTTCCAAGGACCAGGACCGCAGTCAACTAATTGAATATTTAAATCTTTACAAATCAGTAAGACGAATTCTCTAATATCCTGCCACTCACTGTTAACAATCCATTCAGTCATACCTGATCCTATGCCAAAGGCCTGATGTCTAAAATTACCCAGTACACTGTTTTCAATCCATTTAATAATTTCAGGATCTTGATGATAACATAACCAAGAGTAACTGGCTTCCCAACACGGACCAAACGGCAGTTGATATTTGCCCAATCTACCGTCTGGGTATTGGTCCAAGGTAATGCCAGGCTTGGTATTAAACTGGCCACCAATTTCTTTAGGTGGATTAAATGTATAATACCAAGCCATGGTTAAAATCCCGGTTTCCAGTTACGCAATTGGTCTCTAGCAGCCGGAAGGTTTAGGCCTTTGGCAAGATGCTTGAGACCATTACTGACCACATAGTTAGATTCTAACTTTGCAAACTGAGGATTATTCCAAGCAGGACAAGATTCCTTGATGTATAACTGTGCTTTATTAGCCGTGGTACGCTTATTAATCAATAAGCCCGCAAGTTTATCTTCTTGTTTTTCTGTCCAGTCTATGCCCAAAGCTAGATTCTCTTGCATCAACATGGCAAAACTGGTCATTAAACAACCATCAATGCTTTGATGTTTAAAATTACGCGACAACCATTTTAAACTACGCTGCAACAATGCACCTGGCGTAGATGTTTTCTTATCCAAGTCAAAAGTCATGTAAGTTTCATTTAAATTATGAATAGCACCTGCAATTTTATTGCCCGATCGTTTAATCATAACGCCGTTGACACTATCCACTACCTGTTGAATTTGCGGAGCAGGATAGATGCCACAGGCCACTTTGATAAAGTGTTGGTCAAAAATATCAACATTTCTTTTATTTCGTACATTAATTGCTAAAAACAAAATACCTGCAATATACAATGCCAATTCGTGAGTGTCATCAAACGAGCCTTGATCTGGTACATCTGCTACCCAAAAAGGCAGCTCAGTGTCACCTTTACGAATTCTGTTTACGCCGGTATGTGTACTGTCTGCATTATAAACCATGGATCCATACTTGGCAGGCATTTTAAGACCGAGTCCCGTCATTGCAAAATGATCAAACCAATCCCCTTCTAGTTTAATGCAATGATTTGGGCTGGTATCTCTATTAAAACTGGGATGACTGAAAACTTTTTTAACTGACACCATTTCAAAGTGCGGCACAAGATTAAACATAGTTAAAGTCTTGCCAGCTAGAGTTTGACTGTGATACTGATTGATACGGCCTTGCCAAGGTCCGGATACTGCATCTACTGCGGCAGCAAGATCAGTCATTGGAATGAGCCCATACTTATAGTTTCTGCTCATTTCCTTGCAGTCAATAAATGCTTCTTCAATATCAAATGTGTGGGAGAATTTGGACAAGAACTGTCCAAGAGAGTTGTGAGCCGTAGCACGGCGTTTGCTTTTTGCCATTTGTAATTTCCTTGTTCTCTAACCCTGTGGGTTATTAAAAATTCAGTTTCTAGCAGAATCGCTCTCAAACTGTAAAGGGAATTATATATGAGATCTATTAATTCGTCAAGTCGATTTGGTTATCGAGACATCTGTTGCATTCGTTGTTGGTCTTCCCAGCTCTGCCCAGGCAAGGGTTGACTGGCAGGTGCAGTGGGAATGACAACAGGTCTGACTACACTGATAACGGTAGTGCTTGGATTGTCAACTCTGTCACGAATGTGCTGAGGCACTTGATTGATATGTGTGTATTGGGGCCCATACTTCTTAGCGGCCCAACATTCAGGCCCGCAGGGGTTATTAACTAACGGCCCTTGATATGGACTGACAATCTGTTGCTGTTGGTAAATGATGATCTGGGCTTGGGCAGAGCCAGCCAGGACGGCAAAGACAAGTGCTAATTTTTTCATAGTTTATTATACCTTTTTGAAGAATTATTGTCAATGCGTACTTTTTACTTAACTTTGCGCCAGCATTGTTTGATAACTTCTACAGCCCTAGTACACTGTACAATTTCATAATGGTTATTGGAAATTTCAACATAGTCAACATCCGACCTTGCCATCATGCTTCGTTTTGTAACTACGCCGTCGTTGGGCTGTTCCATCCAAGGCACTTCACCTGTAGTGGTCACAATCTGTGTCCAAGGTATCTTAACATCTATGTCTCTAGTTGTACGAATAAACTCACTGCGAGGTGTTATGTCGTTGAACAGTTTATAACTGGGGTTCATGATCTTGCCCCACACTGCTATGTCACTGCCCGCAAATGGTGTAGCCAAACTGACTACACCACGAATATTATCGAACTGTTCTAACAAGTGCAGAGCATAAATGCCACCCAAACTATGACAGACAATAAACATGGGTTCTGTTTCGTTGTTTAGAATAATATCTTTCATATTATCTAAATTTTCAAAGGCTGTTTTGTCACGGGGATATTCTATGTACAGATAGTTTTTGGCTTCTAAGCTTTTTTGTATAAAAGCAAAGCTGTTGTGTGTGGCAGTAGCACCGTGAATGTAAACTACTTTCATGCTTTGTAGCTTTGTGCTAGTGCTTCACGGGCCTGGCGTTCGTTTTCTGCGGCAAATTGTTGTAGAGCTTGGCCGTCACTTATTTGTCCGCGATCTAATGCTTGCCAAATTGGTAAATCAAATGTAAGGTATTTGTTTTGCACTGCTTGAGCAAAACTGCTTTCACCTGGACGACCTTGCCAGTTTGCTGGTTTTCCCCATACTACAGAAATATACTTGCCATCGGGTGATGTAATTCTCATACGCTCACCGTAAAATGTATAGGTATTGCCTTCCCATGTAAACGCAGGGTCACCGCTACTGGTTTTGCCCATGCTCCAGCCATGCTTTTTCAGTAAAGCTGCAACAGCAGCTTGATCTGTGTTTTCTGTCAGTTCTTCATCGTCCCAACCTGCAAACGGATCAACAATGACCAATTGTCCGTTGTCTCGTTGCATGATATTGTATACATTGCTCAAATCAAATTGATATTGATCACCAATGCCTGCCCTAAACAAATCATCCACAGCATACATCAAGCCATCAATGGCTCTGGCACTCAAGCCCGGTGGAATCTTGGCAAAGTCGGGTTCTCGACCCTGGCCGATTTTCTCCATTGCATATTCAAGATAATCAAGTACTGCTTCGTCACCGGGGAGATGTTTGAGTTTTTCTTGAGTGTAAGCGTAGTAGGTTTTATCACCCCATTTGAGCAATCTATCACCCCCCACTCTAGGCCAATGAGGATTTTGCTGATTCTGTCTATAAAAATCTATATATCTACGAATTTGATCTATTCTTGAACCGGATCCTTGACCTACGATCTTAAGCACATATCTACTGTTGGGTTTGCCTAACACAATTTGGTCGCGGCCTTCACCTACTATTTGCCAACCTGCGTTGGTAAAACGCTGTACAAGTTCTTCAGGAACTGTGAGTTCGTCTGCGGCATTTATTTCAAAGATTTTTCGTTCCGCCACACCTTCATTCATAGTGTATAAATTATACACAGTGGTATCAGCAAAGTCATCTATGTCAACATTGTATCCCCAACTGTTGGCATAGCGTTGCACCAAACGGTTGTATAGGTTTGTGCGACTCATTGATTTCTGCCCAGGTTCAACTGCTTTGTTTGCACTGAATCGAAGACGCTCGGGATGATATTTTTTAATAAACTTTTGTATGGCATTTAATACAGTAGCAAAGATGCGCTGTTGATCACCTTCGCCAGTGACATCCTGACTGTTGCTGCGCCAAAACTCCACAGTCCATTCTTCGTCACCGTATGCACCGTAGTCCATACTAAACATAATACTGAGGTTAGAACCGTCGGGTAATTTAACTAACATGTCATGTGATTCGTCACCGTGTTCCCACTTGCCTTTATATGGTTTATCAAATGCTTCCGCTACACCTTCTTCTAATGCAGTATAATTGTCGAATTCTTCTGGATCGCTAGATACCTTGTTAAACACAACATCTCTTGAATCGAATTTTATGTCGGGCAGTTTTTTCCAGTTAAATCCACCGCCTGTTTCGTATATGCTATATGGTATATCTATAGTATATACACCTTCTTCTACTTTTACTGCCACATATACATGTTGCTCATAACTGCAACTCACTGTAGTACACTCTATGCCTATATCCCACATAATATCGCATATGGCATCTGCAATAATATGACAAATACCACCACCTGCATAGGTGTCTATATTTGATTCGTCCCACTCATCGTATATGCGTTGAGCAGCCACTAATATGCGATGAATATTTTGTTTTGCCAAGTTTACACTAGGTAGACTGTTTACTTGATCTTGGCCTTCCGCCACTGCCTGTGTAAAGTTCTCATCCAGCATTGAGCTGTACCATGGATCAGTAATAACAATAGTGCCATCACTGCGCAGCATGGCATTTTCTGTGTGTAAATCCCAACCAAATCCCTGCTTGCGGCCTATGTGGTACATTAGCTGCATGGTCAAATACAAGTACTTGAGAGTGGTTCGTTTACCGCCAGCAATCTTTTTTGCAACTGCTTCACTGTCGCCTTCATAGTATTGCCATATTTTACTCTTGGGATTAGTCAGCTGTTGAGAAGCAGCTGGCCAGTCAAGGCGATTGGCCACGCACTCACTCATGGCCCATACTACAGCTTCTTCAAAACTGCCGTCAGGCAACGGCTGTAATTTTTCTACAGCTATTTGATAAAATGTTTCGCCGTTGATGTCAAACTTAGTATAGTGCTGTCCGCCTATGGGGACAAACTTCATCATGTGTGGATTGTCACTGTATTTTTGTGCGGTTTCATAATAGGCCAAGAATACTTTTTCTGCAGGTGTTAGGTCGCCACTTTCGGGCATTAAAATTTTAATAACACGGCCTTCATCCTTGCCCCATACTGTACTGTCTACACCTGACCCCAGTTCAGTGTAGCCGGCCTTACGCATTGTTTTGTTAATTTTGTCCCACTGTTCAGGACCGTGTAGTTCGTGTAATAACATCTATTATTCCCAAGCCACCATTTTAAATCGTTCTTTTGGAATGCCAAAGTAATTGCATTTCCAATCGCTTTGTGCAAAAAAATCTAAATGATGCCATTTATCTTTGTGTTCTAGTATTTGCAGTGCAGCATCGTCCCAATCAATGGCGGCCAGTTTAGGTTCTATCTGTTGTCTCACTGCTTCTACTTCTTCGTAGCTAAAACCATCCCATTCCCAATGCAATACTTCAAAGGCATTGCCTTGACGATCTACATAGTCTATGCTGAAATCTAAGCCCCACTTGGGACGCATGGCTATGATTTTATAAATCAAAGGTAACCTTTGCGCCCATCTTTGTAGTTGCTCCAGTGCTTGTTCACTGTAGGCCTTGCGTTCAAACAACAGGCTGTGATTGAGCACAGCACCTTCTAGTTTATCTTCCTGTGTGAACCATGGCTGTTTGATAGCTGCTCTATGTTGACGATGGCGCTGGGGTCTAGCATCGTTTACTTCAGCATATCGCTGTTCTAGTTCAGTAAGGTCGTAGCCATTTTGATCGAATAATTCCAAGTCGCTGGGCAAAGGTGTAAACAGTGTTTTGTCTATGGGCTTGCTCCAATGACCGTTAAAGTTGAAACGAGTATCAGCTAGTTTTATCATTTTACAATAGGACCGCCTGTTATCCAAAGTTCACAACTGCGAGAGCCTGCACATTTAAAATGCAGCAAATTGCAGTAGCCTAGGTCAGCTGCTTCACGAGTTTTTTCTGCTTCATAAGCTTCCGCACCCATGCCATCGTGAATACATTTATACATAGCATCAGTAATATTAAAAGCCGCACAGTTAGCACACTGCATGGTTTTAGCAGTCTTTTCATCTATGCCCCATTGCTTGGCAGATTGTTTCCAATAGTTGCCAGGCTTGTCAGGGTTAGCGGGACCGTAGTGATGTTTGTCTATGGCCACTTGTCTATTCTTTACATTGACTGAGAGATCATGTGTAGCAATAGGACAACCTTTACTGACTGCTTCTACTATTTGTATATAATTTTTCATATTACCTCATTTCAGGAGCGATTTCAACACCGTCTTGCATGTGTCTTGGGTTTCGTCGTAACCATTGCATGGCCACACGGTTAGCATCACTTTGTGCATTGCCTATACCACCAAAGCGATGTATTTCATTGCCATCGGGATCTAAAATAAGCCAATTGCCTGTAAAAGTACCACCACGCTGTTGTTGTGCTGGTTCACGTTGTTGGTCATTGATTGCACGCCATCCGTAGTCTTCGGTGTCGTGCGGCAATCCAAATACATCCATAACCTGTGTATATTTTCTTGCGGCTTCTTGGTCTGTGTTGGCAATAAACTTGAACACTGGCTGCATAGTTCTTCGCTCAACAATTTCGTAGTTAGCATCCGCTGCTTGGCCGCCCCAACCCAGTCTATTCTCTATGTCTGTTTGACCTAAACCATTTGCAAATCCTTCGCCGGGCAGTGGCTGTTGTCCTGCTGTGCGGCGTAGACCCAACTGGCTTCTTTGAAGACCAGTGTTAGCTACCATTGACTCTCTGTACCTATTGCCAATTTCCAAGGCCATTTGATCATCAGCAGCCCAAAATTCTCTGTAAGGCGTATCAGTTTGTCTATTGTACAATTCGTATTGTATACTGCCTGGTTGGCCTGCTGGACGAGGTTCACCTGCTGTAGCCTTAACAGGTTCAGTGCTGTACGGACGCAGAGGTTTAGCAGTGGCTGCAGGCATGTATTCGGGGCTTTTCAATCCAAATTCTGTTGCGGCTTTTGTTAATGCTTCTTCTCGAGTCTTAGCAACAACTTCCACACCAGGACCATTGGGCACATCGCCGTCTCTCCAAACTTCCCACCAGTAGTCAACATCACCCTTGGGTCCACGCTGTATATTACGCTCTAACTGTGCTTGTTTGATAAAGCTTTTCAATGCAGCCTTGGGCATTTTGCCTGCTACATAGTCAGCAAAGAATTTTACAGTGTCAGCACCTTCTGTTCGAGCTCCCAGCAACTTGTATAGCTTCTTTAAGTATTCTTCGCGATACTTTTCTGGATCTGCAGCTGCATCTAGGGCCACTACAAAACGCAGCAGTGTATTTTTAATTTTTGCAGGATCGTTCTGTAGATCTGCTAACCAATTGCCACCAGGACTGCGAAACTCCACATAACCATCCTTGGTATTGATACTGGTATACTTGCTGGTAACACCCGTGTGAATTGCTTTACTGGCTGCAGCATTCAAATGCGCTTTCATTTGCTTTAGCAGAGCTGCAACATCTTCAGGACGCTGTCGTGCCTGTTCGCGAACTTTGTCGATGGCAGGTCTGGTATAGGTATTGTTCATACGGTCAAAAGATTTTAACACATACTCATCGCCCAACAACAGTGCTAATTTAACATAGTCTAATTTGTTTAAATCACCTGACCAACTGGGTACACTGACATTCATGTGCAGGCCTGTGCTCTTGTTAGTATAACAGCCTCGGCGTTTGGCCCAAGTTCTAATTTTATCCAAGTCTGAAAACATTTCGTCAATGGGCAAAGGTGGACTAACAAATTCTAGACCTGCTTCGCCTGGATCATCTGCGTCAATGCTGCCGTCGGGCTCTACTACATAGTGTCCGGCTTCACGACGACCACCGTGATAGTTTTGGCTGGTGTTAACTGGTCTGCCCACTGCTTGACTGAATTCATCTCCTATGGCGTCAACATTGATATCACTGTCCTGGCTGGTATAAAATGGCCAGGACAAACCAGTGGCATTTTCAATGTCCGACATCATGGGGTAGTTTCTACGCAGCCAATTTTCTTCATCTGCATTGCCAAAATAATCATCAGAATGCTGTTGTCTAGCTTCGTCATAGTATGAGTTTTGGTCTTCTATACACTGTTTGGCAAATTCTTCATAGTCTTCTCTGAAAATATCTTCTTGACTATCAGGTAAGTTTAATGCACTGCGTATTTCATCCGCTGAAGCATTGTCTCTTACATACCCATAGACAATGTCTTCAGCATCATTGTCAAAATCTTCATTTGCCGTTTCACCTATATAATCATAAAATTCTTCTTGTAATGGCTGTAATGCTTGTTCAACAGTTCTAGTAGAGTTTACACCATCTCCGCCAGTAAAGAAGTCTATAATATCGCTCCAACTGCGTGTTCTTTCGTCTTGGTCGTAGTCAGGTTCTAAGTCGCCTTCGTCGTCCCCGCCCATGGCGTTGGGCACTACCATTTCAAATTCCATGCCTGCACGAGCATCGATTTTGTTGGCCAGCTTTTCCAAGCTGGAAGGGCTCATGTTAATTTCAAATAATTCGGATTCTTCTAAGGGTTTAATATCGTTAAATCGCATGGCTTAATTCCAGATATTATATTTATAGTAAAGCAAAAAGGACCCTTAGGTCCTTTATACACCATATAATTCATGGTATCTAGCCATTGCCTTGCTTCTAGCTAAAGCAAGCCTTTTTGTGATATCTGGGGGTAAATCTTCGTCGGGTTCGTAAATTTTAGTGTCTTTTACGATTTCTGGACGACGAGGACTTACATAGATATCTTCATCATCAATTGTAACTTCGCGGGGATCGCGTCCCTCCAGTCTAATTAATGAGAATCGTAAAGGATTACTTCTTAGCAGCTTCGGCTTTTTTATCTTCGGCTTTTGCAGCAGGCTTGGCTGCAGGGCTTTTGTTGTCAGCAGGTTTGGCCTCCTTGACAGCACCAGCGGCAGCGCCGGCAGCAACTGGAGCAGTTACAGCAGGTTTAGTTTCAGCTTTCTTTTCTTCTTTTTTGGTAGCATCTGCGGCAAATGCAGTGACAGCAAACAAACCAGCGATTAGAGTTGCAACGAGTTTCATGGTAATTTCCTTTAGGTTAAACGCAAAACAGTTCTTGCGTATATATTAAACGCACAAGAACTGCTATTGGTTTACAAATTTGGTAAAAGTTTATTCAGCGTTTTTGCCGCATTTGGCTCGTTTGGCGGCTGTAAGTTTTCCATAGTCCACTGCCCATTCTTGTCCTGGCTGTAGTTCTACTGCACCCTGTGGCATGCCAAACTTAACACCTGTTTTGGCTGTGATGTCTGCTACAGGTACTCTAAACTTGGTCAAGTCGTTGCCCAAGTTAGGATAAGGTGCTACATGTGGGAACCACCAAGCAGCTACTTGTTTGGTATTATTGTTGATTACAATTTTATAAAATGCATTGGGCACAACAACACCAGCACCAATGTACTTGTCACCGTTATAGACACTGCCGGTTAGAATAGTATAGTTATTATTGGTCTGTACTGCCCAACCACGCACTGATGTTTCCAATAGTTTCCAAGCACCACGATTTAAACTGCCTGCTTGAGGTGCCATATTAGTCATCAAAAAACTTTCATATTCTACCTGTTGATCCCAACTCATATCACCATCGGGTGCCATGTGTCCTTTGTCATAGCCTGTGCCTACATAATCTTCAGGTCTGGGACCATTTGGCACACTTGCGTCTGCTACAAAAGCATTGGTGCGAGGAAAGCAACCTAGTGCATTTTGTGGTGTTAATGTCCACATAACATATTGTGGTACTTTGACAGCCGCATCATAGCCTACAAAATAAGCACGGCGGCAAACAGGTATTAGTTGTCTTGAGCTTTGAGGAAAGCCATATGGAGCATGTATTTGGCATCGTTCAACAGGCAGGGGTGCGGTCTGTGTCCATGAAAAGCTGGGCAGTGAAGCAAATAAAAGTGCGAAAGAAAGTAATAATTTTTTCATCGAAAATCCTTAGATATAGAATATTTAGTGCAGCTTAACTGACTTAACAAACTGGTGGGTGTCCAGTATGTCTAAAATTTCCTTTTCGTGTAAATTAGAAACTAGTTTTGCTACAGGTATTCGGCCGGGTGTTAGGTAAGGATGATCAATTCGTAAATTTCTTTCTAAGAAAAAATTAGCGTTATTTTCGTAATATAATTTTGCAAGTTTTCTTTGCTTTTCGACTTCGTTGCTATCACTATTAAAAAATAGTGTAGTAAAATCTGCACTATAAAATCTAAAAGGTTTAAATGCTTGATCAGTTATATACTTGTCATTATCTATAGCAAGATCCTGTAGTGTTTTTCCTATTTCAACATAGTTGATGTATACAGTGCCAAATTCATAACAATCAGTAAAATATTGGTAGTCGTCTATTTCTAATCTATGAGTTTTTGGTAATCCATAATAAGTTACTACGTGTCGAGGTTTAGCACCTCTTGTAATGCTTTCGCATCTATGCACACTGACATTTAGTTCACATAAACTTAGTTTTACAGCGTCAGGCGCTTGGGCAAATAAACTATCACTTTGCTTGTCTAAATGTCCGTGATAAGTTTCAAAACAGTAGTGCAGGTAATTCAGCGTGTCTTGATCTTCAACAGTAAATAATTTTCTATCAATCACAGGACTAAAACTATTAATAGTGTCAATGTGAAAGTTGATAGTATCTACCGCAGTTTTGATCTGTTGGTCCAAGGGACCGAATCCATAAAACCGTGTGGGATCGTCTATGGTATATTTTTTTTGAGCAGTGACCAATCTTTCCATCCACAGTGGAACAACGGGGTTGGCCAGTAACTGATATGTAAAAGCAATGGAATCATTTAGATTGCTGGGGTCAGCATATTCAACTATTAGTTTGGACAGCATCAAGATTTTGCGAATTCTTGATATTTAAACCAACGGCGTTGACTCCAATAGATTTTTAAACTTAGACCAAATGCTTCAAACTTTGGGCGCCACATATAAAAACTAGGGCCATGTGCGCCGCTGGTCTTGTTCATTTCTTTACCGTAATAGTCTAAGTGATCCCAGCGATATATATCCCACTGATATTGATGTACCATTTCGTGAGCCAGTGTATTCATGAACCACTGTTCGCAAAACCATTTATCGCTTAATTTGATAGTGCAGTAACTGCCTGTGTCCTGTTGATCTTTTTGCCATTGACAGTAGCCCCATATTTTTCTCAGTCTACCTAGTTCAATTTCGGGACGATATAACTGATTGTCAAACACATATTTGTTGATGATATTATATGCGTATATAACTTCACTCTGCGTGGGTCTAAAACATTTACGCCGTTGCTCGGTAATCATGGGCAACGGTTGGCTCATTATTCTTCGAATGGGATTCGGTCTGGCCATAAAAAATGCTCCTTTGTATTTACACAGAGGAGCATTTTATAATAACTAAACTAATTATCGTACAGTCATTTGTCCAATTACAGCATTGGGTTTTTTCAATGTTTCTTCCCTACGCCGCTTGTATTCTTCATTATCCACATCCAGCAACTGAATATCACCCTGGTTAGTACTGACTTTGTCCAAAGGTTTTAGGGGCTGTTCATCTGGACTCAAACTTTCCTTCAGTGGAATTTGAATATTAGGGTTAACTTGGGGTTTTGGCCCAACCTGTTCTTTCAGCTGTTTGTAGCTTTGAGCTTCTTGATCTGCTTTGCGTTTAAGCTGACGATCCAATTCCTGTTCAGCTCGTTGTGCTCGCAGGTTAGCTTCCTGTTTGGCCTGTGCGGCTTCGCGAATTTTACGCAGGGGATTATCTTCGGGCAAGGGATAGATCATCAAGACCATAGCGTACCACTGATTTCCTTCACGCACAATTTCTGTTTTGATTCGACGAACACCTTCAAGGGTGCCTTTGCTGACAGTGCGAGTAAAACGCTCGTATTCTTCACGACTGCTGTCAGCAGTTTCATATTCAAAACTTTTTGTTAGCGTTTCAACTTCACTGTTGATCTTAATGCTCAATGCCGCATAACCTTTGTGAATGGCCTTTTCCAATGCACGACCGCGATCTGTGCTCTTGGTACCCTGTACCGCTACCACAATGGCATTGGGCATCTGTGGAGGATTTACAAACCACTCAGGACCATTGTCAATAGTGCCCACAGTCTGACTCAGTGTTTCACGAACTTTAACAACTTCATTATTCAGTGCTCGTTGTTCTGCTTTTAGTTCAGCTTGTCCTTGTCGCAGTTCAGCTTGACCTGCTTCAAGATTTTTTACTGCTTCACTTTTGCCAAACAATTGAGCGTTGGCGTTTACACCTAGTGCCATTGCTACAGCCAAAAATACAAGATTGCGTTTCATTGGATTCTCCAAGAGTTATTGATAAAGATATTATATAACCAACTTTAAAATTTGTCAATTATACGCCAAACATTTGGTTGAACTTCACAGGCTATACCTTGATATTGAACCAAATCACTGTTTGCAGTCTGTGCTTGAGCAAACCATCTGCAATTAATGCCGCGATAATAAAAATCAATTTTGATAACAGGATGTTGCAGTAATTGATTACTGCGAACAATATCACCAATTCTCAATCTTGGCACATCTACACCGGGTTCTTCTACGCACCGTTCTGTTTGGCGAGTAGTTACCGAACCTCGATTATTAACTGTAGTTTCGCTTTCGTGAGTACAGTCACTGCGTGGCTCCAATTTTTGGCTCCATGCTGAAGTCACAGTTACAAAAGCAATCAACGGCAATAAGTTCTTAACTGCCATATCTTAGTCCTTGCGGCACTGTTGAGCCTCCGTTGAGGCGCAGATAGATTTTCAGGGTCAACAGGTTGAACTCCTACCATTTGTTCCAAATAGTTGATAGTAAGATCTCGCTGTTCACAACTGAGCCCAATGTTCTGCACCTGCTGATACCTTTGTTCTAACAGTGCAGGATTGTTAGGATCTCTTGTTTGGTAGATCTGCACCTGCGGCTGTTGACTAGGTTGCTGAACAGGTTGCACTTGCTGATACTGCGGCTGTTGGTCTGCGGGTTTAGGGCAAGGAGCCAAAGGCCAGCAAGTGCCTAGAATCCAGGATGTAATAATACCTGGAACGGGTCCGCTCACAGTTTATAGCCTACCATGACTTGTTTTAGTGCTTGACCTGCGGTCTTAGCATCAACACCTGCGGTTTTAATAACATAACGCATCGCGTCTTTGGTCTGCAACTGCATGTGAAATACAGCTTCGGTTGCACGATCGATTGCCAATTGGTTCATGATTTCTCCTTTATTACCAACTTGAGTTATAGAAAACTTTGAGTCCCACAAAAATTTCTGCACGAGCATTTTTAATAAATTCAAGGTCCTGTGCTTTGTAGTAATCGTCACGGTTGTCGCCAAAGAAAAATCCTCGGGTAGCGGGCAGTGCTTGACCTTTGACAGCCTTTTCTAATTCATCAAGATCCTCCCAAGTTAGCTCAAGCTCAACGTCGTTAAATGAACTACTCCATTCCGAATCCTCGGGTGCCAGTCCTTGTGCAGCCAGTTTACGACGCCAAAGTTCTTCCATCCAACCCTGCAGATTAGGATGTTTACGCCAGTAAGCAATTTCGCGTGGCTTTTCAACGCTCTTAGACTTCCATTCACCGTCAACGTGTTCGCCGTCGCTTTCGTAAAATTCGTTATGTTGGCCTGCGCGAGCCGCTGCATAAGCATATTGATCAAGTCCCATAATTACTCCTGTTTAACACACACATAACGAATTTCTTTTGTAGTTCGTTTAGCCAAAGACTCTGCGGCTACGCCAGCAGACTGACATGCTGCTTCGGTTTTAAAACCCGGCACATTAGTAATGGCCATGCTGTCAGCGTTGCTTAATGGACCGGCGTGAACAAATAAAACTAAAATCCAAGTCATAAAATACCTGTAATCGTTAAGTAAAAACAAACAGTAAAGCCTAATGCGAAATACACAAGACGACCTGCGATTTCGAGTGCTATATTTTTCACAGTTATTCCTTGTTGCGAATTTTGTTGATTATGCTATTTGCAGACTCACGGTACTCGCCAAGGTCTGCTTCCATTTCATCCATCTCAGCTAACCTAAGTGCAGTCAGTTCAGTTTGAACCAGTCCCACCATATACTTAAGATCGCTGATGTCTGCTTGCTCATACCACTGTTCCAGTTCTTCCGCACTGGCAGTGGTGAACCACAAAAAGTTATCACGGTCAAAGTCATTCATCTTTAATTACCTCATCAAAAAGTTCTGCGTATTCGTCTGCATCCTGACGGTCTCGAAACGGACGCATTTCCACAAGATTGTCATCTTCATCAAACACCATAACTTGCCAGACTGTACGATTTTCGTCCATGTCTAGAACGACTCTTGCTGAATTCATAGTTCAACTCCAAAATGTTCCTTGATCAAATCACAATCAAGTTTGGCTTGCGCCTTACGATCATCATTCCAGCCAACTCGGCCCTGTTGGTCACAGATGCCAGCACATTCTCTCACAATCAACTCGGCAAACTTTTCAGCAAAAAATTGAGGTTGTGTGTCATAGTCGGCACCTTCATCTATTTGTTGCCAAGCATAAGCATCAGCCTGACGAGCAAGTTCTTTAATTCGTTCGTTCATATTAATTGCTCCAAAAAGTTTCTGAACTGGGGCTAGCAAAACAAGGCGTGTCATAACGCTCTTTATATTCTTCACCAGTCATGGCGTTTCGACGAGTAACATAAGTTTCGTGGATCATACGCACATAGCCTCGCTTGACAGGAAAGTCGTTTTCAATAACAGCCAGATCCTCACAGTAATAGTCCATCTTGGCCACCAACTTCTTACCGTCTTTGCATCGCTTGTCCAACTTGTAAAGTTCTACAGTATAGTCCTTTTTCATGATCTAGTCCTGTTTTGTTACTTGATGTCATTATTATAGCAAAATAACCAATTTCACACAAGTACACTAAAAGTATTACTTTTTCTTCTCTGCTTCGCAGGCAACTTCACCCAGCAATTTATAAGGATCGCCCCAAGGCATCATTTTATATTGGTCTGTATAATCTGACTTCAAATCTTGCAATGTTCTTGGCGTGCCTTTATTAAGCCATCTGAATGTTTTGTATTGACAATCAATTTCAAAAGCATGAAAAATAAACATAGGCTCGCTTAAAGAGATTGATTTAACTACTACAAAACGGCGACCGTTGACGGGGTCATTTATAACGATTTCTTTTATATAACCGGGATCAGTCTTTTCTCTGAACATAGGGTTCCATTGGGCCATGGCCGCCACGGAAGTCAATGTAAGAGCTGTGATAATGATTTTTTTCATAACCATTCCTTAGCAAAGGTCAACTTGGACTTGAACATCAACTTTTTTATCGTCCTCACCATACACTGTAAAGGTTCGTGCGATACCAGTAACCTGTTCCTTATAAGGATTGCCCTGCGACAAACCAATTGACAAGAGAGCCATTGTGACTGCCTTTTGTTGGCTAGTAAACACCATATTGAATGCACCAGCCACAGTGGTGTAAAACCCAACACCATTGACAATCACGCGGATTTTTTGACTGTTATTCAAACCATCGACAAAACGTTTGGTACGCATCTTCAACTCCTGTTTTGTTACTGTATGCCATTATTATAGCAAAATTGGGAATTTCGGTCAACCAAAAAAGTAATACTCAAGTATTACCATTGATGGTAAATGACCATGTGGTCCACATTGGGCACGGGGTCAACGGGACGATAGATCTGCTGTTCGCCGTCCCATTGATCTTGATCAAACAAGGGATCGGCAGGATTAATGGGAATGAAACGCATGACTTTGCCAGTGTGATGGCTTTTAACATAGAATGTCAAGGGCATGCCCACATACTCGCTGGCCAACTTCAGCACCTTGCGACTTTTGTCATATTCGCATAGTTTCAAGTCAATCATGGGAATCTTTTTCATGGCCGCATTAAACAATATGGGATCGTTGATGGTGTCTTTGTCCAGTTTCATTGCGTATCCTTAGGGACGATAATGATTGTAGCTGCGGATTTTACTTTGACGATTTGATGAGCCGCCGCGAAATTTAATTTCCTCGTAGCCCTGGGCTTTAAGGGCATTGATCAAAACGGTCAAATCACAGTCTTCTTCCAAGAAAGCATTGTTGCCATTTTGATAACTGTAAGAGCTAATTTTATCTGCAATGCCTAATTTTTGAAGTCGAGCTTTAGGGAAACGAACCCAACCGTGTCCTGGATCCGAAAACATCTGCAAGGTAATTGTGCGTGTCATTTCAATCCCCGTTTGTTAACAATATCATAATTGTAGCAAAATGGGCATTTTTGGTCAACCAGATTTTTTTAGGGCAAAAAACACAGCATCTTGGCTGTGGCGGAAATACAACACAAGACGCAGGTTTGACCTGCGTCCTTTTATGTGCCAATCTGCCGTATTGTATAAACGATAAAACCAACGGCGATCGCTTTGAGTTCCGTCAGGACCAAACAGGGATTCTGCCAGCTCGACATCCGTGTTATCTATAGTAAAAATTCCGCAATCGATTTTTGTTGTTTTCATAATACCCATATTGTAGCGAATATGGGCATTTTTGGTCAAGTAATACTTGAGTATTAACTGTTTAGTACTTTAGCAACTGAGTTCATTACTGCAGCAATACGACCAATGTCGCGCAACTGTTCTACAGTGTAGCCTTCTTTTTTCAATGTTTCGTAGTGTGCCTTTACACAGAAATGGCACTTGCCAACAATACTTGCAGCAAGACTGTAGGCTTCAAAACGAGCTTTGGTTGTGCCGCCGTGACCGGCAATGGCATTCATACGCAACTGAGCTGGCAAGCCTTTTAGGTTTTCATCATCAGCCATTTCAACATACGGGTACCAAGTATTGTTCTGTGCCATAATTGAACCTGCGGTCAGTGCAGCATCACGCTCTTTTACATCAGTCAAACTATTTTGAATAAACTGTACCAGTTTACCATTGCCTGTGGCAAATGCTGCGGCTAGAGCTACTGCTTCAGCTTCTTCCTGTGGCAGTGTGCTGCGTTTGATAACCGCGTCGATGTTTAACTTGGTATCTTTGGCATATTCTGGCAAGCCTTCTTTAAGTTGATCTACCCATTGTGTCATTGTGTTTTCTCCGATAATTGTTTGTAACCTGCAGTGCTGGGATGTATGTTGTCCTTTTGTACTCTTGTAATAGGAACAACTATATCACCGTGCTCTGCAGCTATTTGTTTTACTATTGTTTGAATATGTTCTATTGGCACTTCACTGGCCTTCAAATTACCATGTGGTAAAATCCAATATACTTGTCTTGCTTGAACTCGTTGTCTTAATTTAGTTAGTTCTTCCAGTGTTTTAATATGTTTGTGATCATTGCTGCCTAAACTGATAATAACTGAATCAGCAGTTAAATCTTGTGACTTGTACTGTTTATTGTATTGCCAAGTGTTAATGCCGCCTTTGCTTAAACTGGCACATTCCTGTTTGTGTGCAGCAAGGCCCACGGCGATGCTGTCCCCTATAATCAAACACTCAAGCATTATGACCTCTTGAACTTAGGACAATTTTGCAGATATGCTCTAGTCGTTCGATGTGTTCAAACGCACGCCAAGGACTGGTATCAATTGCAACAACACCGTGACCTTTGATGCCCACGATGTCAAAGGCAATATTGCCTTGTTTATCTAAACCAAGATTTTCGTGACAACGATCTGCCAGTTCTTGACTGATAGGAGGCACATCCGGAACATTGGGTGCTACACGAGTATAGCGACTAAGTTCAGGAAAGTCTGAGACCACAGTGCTGAGATCAATACCTGCATGCATGGCTGCAACACAGTAAGTTGGATGTAGATGTACAACTACACGCACATCGTCTTTGTGCTGTCCCATTTCACGCTGTAGGCCAAAGTGCAGGGGCAGTTCACCGCTGGGTCTTAGTCCTTGACTAATATCCGAATAAGGCAAAACTTCCCAATCATAGGTATATTGCAGATCTGCAAATCCTGTGCCTGCGTTCTTTTTTATAGCAATTTTCTTGAACTGATCTGGTTGCAGTGTCTGCTTACGAACACCACTGGGCGTGATGTAAAAGTGATCACGGTCGTGGTGTCGTATGCTGACATTACCATCTCTGCTGGTAATCCAGTTACGCTTGTAAGCCTCTACCAGTGTTTCGCAGATTGTTTCAAGCATTATGATTCCTTACATATTCTGCTAGCCATTCAAGATCAAGTTTAAGTTCTTGACCTATCCATCTTGCACCTTCTGTATGATCACGCAGATCGTCGCCTGTGTCTTCGTGTAGTAGTACATTTAGTCCTTCGCCCTCAAGCCAGTTCTCTACGATGTTTTTTATATCATCACAGTAATTAACTTGGTACATAGGTAAAGGATGGGGGCCAATTGGCGTATCCCACACTCTACCTAGGCCAGCACCTGCGTTAGACAAAGGTTCTCTTAAACTTAAAGCTATGGCTCGTTGCTCAGGAGTTGACCAGTAAACGTGTGCGTGATAGTACATTACAGAGTCTCGCCGCCTACTGTACGGTTGCAAGCACAGAGTTCACCGGTTTGCAGGGCGTCAAGTACACGCAGAGTTTCTTCAGGACTACGGCCAACATTCAAGTTGTTGACAGTGACATGTTGAATTTCGTTGTTGGGATCAACAATAAAAGTAGCACGAAGTGCAGCACCTGCTGGAGCATAGAACACGCCCAACTGATTGATTAGGCTGAGTTCGCCACGCTGTGTATCAGCAAATTGAATGTGCTTGATTTTTTTCAAGTCTTCGTGTGCAGCTTGCCATGCTAATTTACAAAACTCATTGTCTGTGCTGCCAGTCAATAGAACTGCGTCACGGTCTGCAAAGTCTTGATATAGTTTGTCGTATGCTACAATTTCAGTTGGACATACAAAGGTAAAGTCCTTGGGATAGTATACGATTACTTTCCACTTACCTTCAAAACTAGTTTCAGTAATGGTAAAGAAATCATCCTTACCTGGGTTGACGCCGGTTACGGCAAATGCTTCAATTTTATCGCCTACGGTTTTCATTTTCGATTTTCTCCTTATTAAAAATGTAATTCAGTGTTTATACTGATGTTGTGTAGTATACAAGTATTTACTATGAAGATCAAGCCTTTAATAGAATATTTCAATGGTATTTTCTAATGCCTGCAATAGTAAAAATTTATGAGTATATAAAAGGTGTATCGATATCGCTGTAGTCAACATCAATTGTTGTGCCCGTTACATCATCGTATTCTTGGTAGTATGTTTCGTTGGGCATCAAAATTCTAAATTGATTAGCATACTTCAAACCCAAAAATGTCATGTCTGCTTGGTCTAAGATATCACAGATAACGAATGTACTGGAACATCGGCCTACGATTTTTTTAAATGGACTGTGTCGCGCTTCGTTCTTTTGTAATGCCTTATTGATATCTTCATGAGGCTTAAACATAATACGAGTAATGCCTAACTTTTGATTACGCAGTCTAAACTTATCGTAGATGGTTAATTCAGTTAAGGTAGCTTCATTTTCTTCATTGACAGTGACCAGCACATCTTTGAATTTTAGTGAGCCTTTGGTGTGACTGTTATCGGGAGTTTCTTTGGTAGACCAGGGAAGTTTAGCGTCTACATGATTGACATAATAAGTTTCGCCATGAAATTTTAAGACCCACATGGGAATGGTCTCGTCTTCTAAGTGTTTCTTGTTAAAGTGGAAGACTACATCTTTAGCTGCAAATTCAATCTATTTTTGTGTCATGTTGGTTCTCCTTGTTAATGACAGTAATATTTATAGTTGGTGCGCTGGACAGGAATCGAACCTGCTATCGGGAGTTTAGAAGTCCCTGCCTATCCATTGAGCTTCCAACGCATGGCAGCATTGTAGTGCAGTTTTTGAATGTTGTCAAGATTTTATTTTGGAATTATCTAACCAATAAATATTCATACTCAAGGCACACAAAGGTTATTCAATGAACAAATACGATGAACTAGAATTATTAATCAAGAAATTTACAAGAGCACTACCCGACACCGAACAATATCAACTACGCTTAGAACAAGAATTAGAATTAATAGCGAAACTAGGATTTGCCAAGCACTTTCTTCGTGTTAGAGAAATCCTGGATCTTACCAAAGATATACCACACATTACCCGTGGGTCAGCAGGTTCAAGTTTAATCTGTTGGCTCATGGGCATTTCGGATGTAGACCCCATACAAGAACGAATCCCCCTAGCAAGATTTATGAATCCCAAACGAGATGACTTGCCAGACATTGACTTGGACTTTCCGCACTATCAACAGGAAACTGTCATGAACAGAATCTACAAGCGATGGCCTGGGCAAAGTGCTAGGGTCAGTAACTTTGTTACTTACAAAGAAAAGTCAGCTGTGCGCGAAGCGGCCAAAAGATATGGTGCCAAAGGTCGCTTAAAGCGAAACTTTAAACTAGCAGATGTCGTGCCTGAGTATGCCGAAGAAGCAGAACGACTGGCTAAAAAATTAGTGGGCAAAAAACGCTGTATTAGCAAACACTGTGGTGGCATCCTAATCTTTGATAGGCCTGTGCCTAAAAGTCTTATTAACGCTGAAAATCAAATCTTGTTGGACAAGTATGAAATTGAAGACTTAGAACATTTTAAGATTGATATTTTAGCTAATCGAGGACTCAGCCAACTGTGGGAAATAGCAGAGCGTGATCTACTAGACTATCCCGAAGAAGATGCGGCCACTGCTGAACTATTGGCTCGTGGAGATGTTTTGGGAGTCACACAAGCAGAGTCACCTGCTATGCGTAGACTGTTTAGAGCAATCAAACCTCGCAGTCGTGCAGACTGTGTGTTGGCCACGGCATTAATTCGCCCCGTGGCCACACAGGGTCGTAGGCGTGCGTCATTTTTTCAAGACTGGAGTCAAGACAGCTTTGACAATACCATTGTGTTTGAAGACGATGCCATAGAACTAATTGCTAATATCTTGGGCTGTGACCACTATGAAGCAGACATGTGGCGTCGTGCGTTTGCTAAAAAGAACGAAGAAAAGATGTTTGAGTTCATGCAGTTGGTGGGTGACCATCCTCGTCGAGATGAAGTCACAGCAGCACTAAAAGAACTCAGTCATTTTGGTCTTTGTCGTGCTCACGCCATCAACTTGGGTAGATTGATTTGGGCACTGGCTTACCAAAAAGCACACAATGCCAAACAGTTTTGGACAGCAGCACTGAAACACTGCCAAGGCAGTTACAGTCGCTGGGTCTATTGGCAAGAAGCCAAATTGGCCGGTGCTGTGCCCAGTGTGTTAGAAGGCAATGAAGTAGATGACCTACAACATACTGGACAATGGCGCAGTCGCAAGTTCATACCTGCTTGTAGAGAAATACGCAGACCTGGTGAAGTTGAATTCTGCGGCCTAATTGCCAATTATCGTGTGTTTAAATCTGGTACCAAAGACTATATTACTTTTGCCACAGTAGGCACAGGTAATGGTAGATATTTGGATGTTATATTGAAACATGCCATAAGTTTTCATGACTACCCTGTACTCTGGGGTTCGGGTAAACTGGGCTATAAAAATAACACAGAATATGTTACAGTTGTTAAACACAAGCGATTGAAACTACAGGACATAAGGCACATAGAATGAAATCAAGACTACACCTACACAGCCACACAGGACCACAGACTAGAGCATATATTGTGGCTGAACCTGCAGCACTAAAAGCCTTGGCACAGGCCGCGGATCGAGCAGCTAAAAGTGTTATTGGCATGGAAACCGTAAAGTTCTACAGCAGTGATGGGCATGAATATGAACTGTTTATTGCCTGTGATGTAAGTGAAGACGAATGGCAGACCATGCCAGGGCCTTATGAAAAAACCAGCCAACCTGATGAATTGGCTGTGGTAAAACTCTACGATGAAATAAAAAAGCCTGCTTGATTGCAGGCTTGTTGTGAATTAAAATCCAATTACTTGGTCTTAACTTTGAAAGCTTCAGTGATGCTGTCAAAGTGCTTCATCCAGTCATACTTCATTGCTTCTTGTGACATGCGAACACCTTCGGTGTAGAGCTTGCTGGCAACTTCGCTAGTAGCTTTTGCAGCACTTTTGGTATAAGCAGTTTGGGCATCAACAAATTGATGCAGTGCATCAGCAACTTTTTCTTGCTTGGCAAATACTGTGCTGATTGCGGTTTTTTTAGCAGTTTGAATGCTGTCGATGGTTGCGTCTAGTGTAAACATGATTTCTCCTTGTTAAGCGAGTTTACGAATACTTTCAGGACCCGCCCTATTGCGGCATCCTTATTAGTATTTATACTAGTATACTGTCAAAAAACTAAAAAATCAATGAAAAAATTAGTGTGCCAACACTAATAAGTAAATACTGTACATTCAATAAACTTGCAAGGAGAAATCGAATGGAAATCATTATTTTTATTCTTATTGTAGTTGGCGGCTGGTGGCTCTACCGCGCTAACAGCAGTAAAAAAGTTGAAAGTAACACTTCAACCGCAGTAGAAGCAGCACCAGTAGTAGAAGAAGCTAAACCAGTGACTATTGCTGTAGCAGCACAAGATACTGTTGCAGGAAAACCTGCTAAGAAAAAACCAGCAGCTAAAAAAGCGCCTGCTAAAAAGCCAGCAGCTAAAAAAGCTGCTAAACCAAAAGCAAAGTAATTAATTTTGTAGATGGTAAAAAAAGCCACCCCAGGGTGGCTTTATTTTTTGGTGAAAACATAAACACCTTCATATTTTTCTTTACCAGCTGTTTTGTCATTACCTACCCCGGGTCTAGTATTCAACATCATTTTAATTGTACGCGAATGTTTGAATCCTAGCTGTTCGGCAGTTTGTATCCAACGGTCTACAACAAAATACTCTTTGTTGCCATAGCTTTTATAATCAGCAATGTTGGTAGCAAATACTCCGTCGCTGTTTAGTCCTCGATGGATGTTACGCATGGTGGGCACAACATAACCCTCAAACCATTCATCCATGGTAGTGTATCGAACCATACACTGTGTGGGTTCATCACAGTACTTTTCTAAGTTAAAATAAGGAGGACTACTGAACGCCAAGTCGATGTTTTCAGGTTCATATTCTTCGCTGACTGTTTGAACGATTGTGCCCTGATTGCCTACAGCTGATTCAATCAGTGTGTTAAGATATTGTAAGTTATTAACAGTTTCAGTATTGGGATCTATGCCAATATAATTGTACTTCATTTTACTGGTTGTAATGCCCAACAGTCTACCACCAAAGCCTGCACTATAGTCGTATACCGACCCCCACATAACAGGACATAGTTCTTCCGCAATGGCTCTGGCATTAAGGCTTTTAAAATTCTGTATATTTTCACCTGTAACCAACTCTAGTGCTCTGCGTATAGCAGTGGGATGAACTAAGTTGTTGCCTTCTCTGTGTTCAAAGCACAGTTTTATTGCTCGTTTAAATTTGGCATCATCTAGGAATCTATCTCTCAAACTGTTACTGCCACGACCCTTTGGTTCAGCAGTCATCATATTAGGAAATAAAAACCTATTGATAGTCTGTCCTTGGTTATTACCTAAACCTATTACATTTGCATCCACAGCATTAGCCACCGTATTAGCTAAATTTTTAATTGCAGCAACAAGCCCTTGTTCCGTATAGTAAACAATTGGCACTAAGTTTATAGACCTATACAAGTCAAAGACTCTAGTGACTGTGCCCTCTGCGTCCTTATCGTAAGTGTCTTTGGTAATACCTGCTAATTGATCATATATGGGCTCGTAGCCAGTAAACTCATCACCATATATGTGATGCGGCTGAATAGCCCACTGCTGATATAAATTACCAATCATCGACAGTATTGTTCAAACAGTGCAAAGCTGGCTAAGTTTTTGCCTTTGCTTTCGCACATGATATCTGCCCACTCATTATGACTAACAGCCCATTTATTCACTTCGTGATTCCAATAGAAATCACTGTGTGCTCTTAGTCGGGCTTTTTTGTAGTTACTGGCCAGCAGAGACTCCATAATTGGGCGATTTCCTGTGTCATGATTGACGAGTACATCTTCACGGCTAACACTGTAATGAATAACAGGCCGCACACCACGCCAACTATCAATAACTTTTTTAATACGGTCATCGTTAGCTTCAATGTATTCTCCTGTCTTAATCCAGTGGTGATGTATGTCCAATACCAATGCAAGATCTTTTGCCAGTTCTAGCGTACTGTCTAGTCCCCAAGCCATTTCTTCGTTTTCGATGGTAATAGTATTGCGAGCTTCGGGCGACATCTGTTTGAGCGCGGTTCTAATACCTTCGGGACCGGCTCTACCCGCGATGTGGACATTGATCTTGAAGTCTTGAAATTTCTTGCCGTATCCCATCCAACGAGCCATGTCCACATGATATTCAAACTCCTCTATTGACCTTTGAACAACATCGCTTTTATCGCTAGCCAACACACAAAACTGGCCAGGATGAAAACTAAGACGGGTATCGCTCCTACGAGCACTATCACCGATAAGGCCAAAATTGCGTTCGCAATAACGAATAACATCGTCCCTGCGCCAAAAATAACTCCAATTAGGTTCGGTGTAAGCAGGTAACAGATCACTGCTAAGGCGAACCATCCTAAGACATTCATGTTGCTCTCCTATTCGATCTACCAAAAGTTTGGTTGCTTGAATGTTTTGGACCATAAGGTCCCATAGCTTTTGTTCAGCAACTTCGCGCTTTTGTTTATTTAACCAAGTAATGGTAGTGGTGCCGGTATTGTATTTTTTGCAGTCATCTTTGGGCTTGATGCCGTCAATCTGTCGGGCTTCATCAATCCATTTACAGGCAAAACCAATGCGTTTAAGTGTAGTCATGCTATAATTATAACAGCATATAATTTACTAGTCAACTTAGTTGTTTTCGAATCTAATTGAAATAACGTGTTCGTAGTTCTTTTTGATTAAGCTCTTATACATCAAATTTTTATGTACCAAAAAGTCTGTTGCACCTGCATCCATACAGAATTTAGCCATTTGTTTGAAATACATGGTTTTTCGATTTGATACAGCTCTACAAGCAGTTTTAGATCCTGCTAATTCATAGGTCGTTGTTGTAAAACTGTTTTTATCAGTTTGGTGCCAGTCGTGAATTTCTGTGTATGCAGTTATACCGTTATTTTTAACAATAGCTGGTTGGCTGTATTCTCTATCTTTGAAATCTTGATTTTTATAATCTTTAACTGTTGTTATAATGATTTCGTTGGCCAATCTACACATATTTGTAATGGCATCTTTTTGTGCTTGATCAGAATCTGCAAAGGTAAAGTATTCATCAACTGCTATGATGCAGTCTACCGTTTTGGGTTGATCGAGCTGTCGAATTTCTGGTCTGTGAGATTTTAGCCAAGTGAAAATTTTGTCACTTATTTCAGTAACATAAATTTCTTTTGCTTGAACACTTAGAATAGCAGGATTGAAACCAACAAACAGATACGACTCTGGGCTTACATTGTAAAACTCAGTAATTTTGTCGATTATGTCTTGTTTTCTATCTACTATGTCTTTGTTCTTATTATGCAAGCAAAAAGCATCAAACACAATTTCTGTGTACTGACTAAACTGACTCATAAATTCTTTCTAACCAAAAGTTATTAGTTATTTATTGTGTTCGTTCCAAATCCAAAGTCACACAATGAAAGCCGCCGCCCAATGTTCTGCTATGTCTTAGCTCTAAAGGCACAACAGTTTGACCTACTTGTTCTAATTGGCGAATAAGATCAGTTTGGTTCTTATCTACTACCACTGTTCTAGGATTGATGCTGAACATATTGAGTGCTATCCACTTACTGGCGTAAGGATAATTGAAAAAAGTTTGTGGCACAACATCTTTAACATAAATCTTTGTCCAACCTTCAAACAGTTGAGGACAGTTAGATTCATTTACTCTGCTGCCATTTAGGACTACAACACCGTCCCGCAATACGCTTATTGTACTATCTATATGTGCATAACTGTATAGGTTATCGATAACATGCACTCTATATTTTTTACCTAATATGTTTTGCAACCATTCAGCGCCTAATCTGTTACCACTGTTACTTACAAGATATAATATATCGTCATTATGCCTTAAGATATTGGCAGCATCAAACATAGGCTCACGCTCACTTAGAATAATATTGCCGTCTCTTACATAATTGTCTAAACTTAACAGTCTTGGTCTGGGTGCGGACAACCATCTAGCACCATCTTTTATGGCTCGGTCTCTAATGTGCCAATATGCCTCTGCTTCCATTTGTCTACTGCGATAGACCATGGGACATTCTATTACCATGTCATCAATGACCAACAGCACATCTCGGGGACAATAATTGTACATACCGTCAGTGGTCCAATGATATGTGGTAAGTTTATATTCGTGATCTAATTCTTTAGGCCTATAAACTTTAACACCAAAACTTTTTAAAGTTTGAGCTAACTGTTCTAGGTCTTCGTTGGCTTCATCAATAATATGTTGAGGGAAAGGGCCCGCAGGCAAAGGTGTTTCAGTCCAAGTAGTGACTTCTTGATTATAACGAAAAATCTCGTCAAGCTTGGGAAACTGTGCTCCTGTGGCATCGCCCACAACACAACTGACCAATGGGTCATATTCATTACTGCTGGATATTTTCATATATGCCCAGTAATTTGCAGTGTATATCTAGGATCCAATCCAAGGTTAGCTGCCATGTGTACAGTGTCGTAGCGCCAAACAACACAGTCTCCTGCACGCCAACCTACAAAAGGTTCATTATCGTACTCAGCGTAATGACCGCTACACCAGTCTTCAAGAAATATAACTGCACGATAGATTCTATCTTCACGACCTTCTAAGTTGAATAATTTAATGTAGGCTTTGTACAAGTCACTGTGATTGGGCAGTACTACCCCTGTGTCCATTCTGTAGTAACTGGTACCTACATCTTGCCAACCTTTGCTTTGAAAAATGTCAATTATGCGTTGATTCCATGAAGGCTGTGGCCTACGCATGTCACACATAACACCAGTAAATGGGCCTGAGTAACCTTGCGTTACCCAGACTGCTACATTTTCAGAATCGTTAAAAGGTTCTCGAATATAATCAAGTTCCTTATACTGATTATCCCAAAACGGATGTAAGTGTATTTTACTGACCGCGGGTGTTACCATAATGGATAACTTTAATGTTTCCAACAGTTTGTAGTTTACGCCAAGGATCTACAATGATACTTCCACCCGCAATGGTTACATATGGTGTTGTATCTTGCTGATCGCCTGTGTATTCATAGGTAATTTTTCTATTATGTGCCCATAGATAAACAGCAGGACCTGCTATATCGTCAACCACTTCTGTTTTGTCGTCAGCTAGTGGATCAACATAACGAACAGTTCTACCAAGCTCTTTGACATAGTGTCCGACCAGTGTACTGTAGCTACCAATGCAGTATTCAACATCAGGTTTATAAGCCTTACCATGAATAACAATTGGCAAGTCTGCTGCATTGGCGGTCTTAACTAAAAACTCAGCTAGGTTTTTTGCTTGAATTTCACGAGCATGCATGATAGTGTCAAACAAATCGTAGCCCAATTCATATTCTTGTGCCAACCAACGCAGTGCAATATTATCACGGGGGTGGCAAGCACCAGCATCACCCATACCAGCAGTCATATACTTGGGACCTTGTAGTCGCATAGTACTGCGAGCCAATGCATTAGTAACTACATCAACATTGATATTGCCGATCTTCATGGCAAAGTCTTGAATCATGTTAACGATACCAACTTTAGCACTGATATAGGTATTGTAGAAAATCTTAATTGCTTCACATTCGTCCCATGTGCCAACTTCATAACGAGGATCATTCTGCATCATGGTCTTGTACAGTTGAATTAGTTCACCTGCAACACCTGTCAAGCTGCCATCTTCAGTGCCGATGATAACCATCTCTGGGTTGGCCATGTCCCACTTAACTGATCCCATGGCAATCAAATATGGGTTATACAAAAACTGGTGTTTTGGATCTAGTCTAGTAATAAAATTACGGCGTGTAGTGCCAGGTAATACTGTAGAAATTAGCACAACCTTTTTGCTGGTCTTGGCATATTTGTTTACGGCATCAATTGCGCTGTATACAGCGTCATGTCCAAAGTCTCTTGGCTGCATATGACTAGATGGTACTGACCCGTCGTAGCCTTCTGCATGTGGTGTAGGTACAGCGATGAAAATCCATTCAGCATTTTCACACAGTTCTTCAATACCACAAACTGTTACAGTATCACTTTGTCTGGGGTAAATATCATATCCCCACACATCATGTTTTTCGGCCATAACTTCAGCACAATCAAGTCCTAGTTTGCCGATACCAATAAAACCAATTTTTTGTCGATTAGTCATTTATGTTTTCCTTAGAACAATTTTATCACATATTATATATTAATTTACTAAAGCCTGCAAATATTCTTCCGTTGTATTTTTCTAAATTTGGCTCAACTGATTGGCAAGATTTACAACCTGTTGAAATGAACGAATATAAAACGGTAATGAAAACAAGATATAGTCATTGGATTGATGAACAAAAGGTATTAAATCACGGTTGTACTTTTTGGGACCAAGAACCATTTTTGCAACATAGTTTCGATAAATTATTTTCCGACGGAAATTTTTCTATTACTACAAAAAGACTATGCATGTGGGCTATTAGTGAAAAATCAATATTAGTAGATGATATTTGTAATACTTATGATTTAAAACACTGGTACTATTTTTTCCATGGTTTCGCAGCACTAGACTGGTATAGAGATTATCAATATTATCCCAATTTGAATATTCAGCCTAGTAAAGTTTTTATGTCATTGAATAGATTATACAGCAGTGATAGAAGTTACAGGTTAACATTGGTCTCGCATTTTCTTAAAGAAAATTTAATTGATAAAGGGTTAGTAAGTTTATATTTAATTGATAAATCTCAAAAAACTTGGCAAGAAGAACTTAAAGATCCCTATACTAAATTAAGTGAGTCCTCTAAAGAACTCATAAACACTCACATAAAAAATATTAACGGATCTTTAACAGTAGATAAACAACATCCGCAGGGTAATTTAAGTGCTTATTCAGGCTACATGGATATGAAACTTCAACAAAGCGTATATTGGCATGTAGTAAGTGAAACAGTTTTTTACTATCCTAAATTACATTTAACTGAAAAAATTTTTAAACCTATTGTTAACAGAAGGCCATTTATTTTAGTCGGAGCTCCAGGCAATCTTGCTTATTTAAAAAGTTATGGATTTAAAACTTTTGATAATTGGATAGATGAAAGTTATGATAAAGAAACTGATCCCGACTTAAGAATCAAAATGGTAGTCGATCAAGTTAAAAAATTATCTATGCTTTCGACCAGTCAACTTAATAAAATGCACGAAGAAATAAAAGAGATAACTGAGTATAATTTTAAACATTTTTTTGGAAATTTCAAAGTTATTATTGTAGACGAGTTAATAAAAAACTTAAATAAAATTTTAACAACATGGAATTATCAGCATCCATCTAATCCTATTAGACTAGATCAAATTAATTTTAAAAATATCAAAGATAGATTAAACAGTTAAATTCTTTCCCTATAATGTAAATATGCCAAAAGTATCCCCATGGCTAAAAGCCAGCAAGAGAAAAATATTGCCCATACCAATCCTAATGCTTTTTTAAGACCTAAATCTAATAACCATTCAAACAATGTCTTCCTAGGTTCCATTTCATCTTCCAGTATACCTGTACCCGCCGGACTCAATTTTTCTTTGTTTTTCAGTTTTGGGTACCCACTCATCACCAAGATGAGGATATTTTTGTGCTCTGTCATTTACCAGCCAAGCAAACATACATCCAACTGTAATAAGGGCAATCAGTAGCATTACACCCCATATAGCATTTTCTCTTATATGTTTCATTCTTCGGCGTCTTCTTGCTCTATCTCTGGCTTCAATTTCCATTTTCTTGTGAACAGCAATTTCTTGTTCAGCACTGATTCTCTCCATCATTTCTGAAACTTCAGTATACAGTGCTCCTAGTTCTGGTGGACTTTGATAGACCATTACTTCACGCAGTTCCACAGACATTGCTTCTAGTTTTTTACGCATAAGAACTCGTTGCAGTGCTCGCTTGCCTACACTGACACTGCCATCATATAATTCTTCTGCATGCTTTTCTTCAGCTATAAAAATTGCTTTGCATTTTGCGTAGTTTTCATAGTACGCACCTAACTGTTCTCCCAGCTCAGCGTAAACATCATCTGCATTCTTTTCACCTAGTTCTCTTATCCTTTGCTTTTCTTCGTTGAATTGTTTAACTGCGGCCTTAGGTGCTACACCGCCAGGATACTTTTTAAAGAACTGTTCATCTAGATCTTTTATGACGCCTTTTACATCGCCAGCAACACCTTTTATTTCTTTATAAAGGGCGCAACCTTGCTTGACTGCTTTAACAGCCCCACTAGCCAGCGCGAATAATGTAAACGGATCCATACTATAACAACAATAACCGCCAGGAGGGCGGTTATATTACTTATAGAATGGTGGTAATTATTTTTATGGTAATAAAAAAGCCCGATAAATACCGGGCTTTTGTCCTCTGAAAATTAAATTTAAATTTCAGGCATTGGGGGTTGTGGTACAGGACTTGTAGCACTTAGGCCTGTAGCTGGGGGCATAGCCGTTGCAGCTGCAAAACCGCCTGCTGCACCAAACGCCGCGCCAGTTGCAGGAGCAGCGAAACTTGCGCCACCACCGAAGCCAGAAGGTTTACTGGCAGGACTGAATGACGAGGGAGGGGCTGGGGGAGGAGCACTTTTACTAGCTGCATCTAAAGCTTTGGCTCTAAGATCTTTGTCATCACCTGCTAACATAATACCCGACAGTGTACCAGTTAGGAATGTAGCGATAGGAATAATAAGTTCAAAAAACTTATTGTCTACAGGACTCATACCGTTCATAGGCTGTGTTACAAATATCAAACTGTAGAGAACTACAAACACAATGCCAAATAGTGTTAGGCCCAATACAATACCAATAAAGAATTTTAATCTTGCATTTAGTTCTTCTGTTGTGTATTTTTCATCTGAGAAAAGACTCTTAATCATTTACATGCTCCTGCGTTAGTTGATTGTTGTGGTGCGGGTGCGCTAATAGGTGCCCCGGTTTTTCCTTTTTCGTAATGTGTTAGATCTTCCGGACAAGTTCCGTTGGCACTACAATAGGGTTTTTGACACTGTTTTGTATTCCAATTATCGGGATCTTGGCAAGGATATCTGTAACGCTCTTCGCAGCCTGTAAGCAGTAAAAATACTGGTATTGCTGCCAAAGCCCATTTGAATTTCATACTAGCTCCTTATAGAATTATGCTAGTATTTACCAAAAACTGCTTATTTGGCGGTATGGGGTTCAGGTGCTTTCTTTTGTTGTGGAGCAGATTCTTTGAACTTGTCCCATGCTTGTTTAGTAATTGGACCGGGTGTCCTGTGAGGCACAGGTTTTCTTCTTTTGGGCTGTGGCTTGTGTGAAAACCAACTCATAAAAAATCCCCTTGAAGTATTTAAGGGGATTGTGTATTAATTTTCAGATGTTTTAATTCTACTAATTATTTCTTCGTAGAAAGTATCTAAATTACCGTTGAATTTACCTAAAAGATGCTCTACTGCATCTAAACAAAATTTATAATTTTTGTTATTATATTCTGCAATAAAGTTGCTGTGTAGTTGTTTACTAGCCTCAAGCGTCCCTAGTTCGCTAATGGGTATATATTCAACTACACAATATGCTGTTATGGGAGAACCGTCGGATTTGGCAAAAGTTTCTAATTCCAATACTGTATAAGTGTCTTTAATTTTTTCTGCTATTTCTTTACCAAGTATTATGTTCATATTCTGTAACCTCGTCGATAGCGTGATAAATCTGTTCTAAGTTCATATTATGGTCAAGATAACCTTCAGTTACTGTTTTTAAATAATGTTCACTGGGCAAGCTGGACTTATAAAAATCCGTCATATAATAAATCATAGCTTTAATTGGTTTGCTTTGATAAAACACTGTGACTTCTTTTTTGCCATAAAAGTCTGGATAGCCTTCTAAACGATCCAAGGCAGCTTCACATCTATCAGTTATAGTCCATAGTACACAGTCCATGCTATCACCTTCACTGACAACTGCATCGCAGAATAACTTAAACGCTAACTTGTGATCTTTTAGTTTTACTGGGCCTAAACTTTTAGCCGCAGGACATCGCAGTGCCATTTGAGCCAAGTTAGTGTTCATACCATAAGCAAGGTAATATCGTCTAGTGATCATAGTTCTGTGAGGTTATATCGTTTTACTGCTGACTGAATTGCCTGTGCTTGACTGACGCAGTCTGCTAGGGCGTTGTGTAACATAGCACCAGGTTTTCTTGTGTCGCCCAAGGCCTTTAATAGTGTTCTACTGTCACGGATAACATAGTAGGGCCATGGCGCGGGCTTTTGTAGTTGCCTATATAAGTTTTCAAGAATAACAATATCAAATACAGGACCTTGTGCCCAAATTCTGTCTGCACCTACTACAAATCGATTTAGTTCTCGAGTAAATTCTTCTAAGCTGACACGGTCATGCTCACCCAATGCTTCTTCACGAACTTCCGCATTTTGTTGCCCCCACCATGCTACAGTGCCTTCGTCCACATTCCTGCCTAAGGCAATTTGCTCATCTACATTGATGCGAAAATAAAGTCCACTGTCTAGTTCTCGGTGATCATCAAAAGGATTGAATTTAACAGCACCAAAGGTCAATACTACACTGTCTGGGCTAGTAGCCAGTGTTTCCAAATCCAGCATGATGTCCATTATGCACTGGGCTCCAATTTAACTACCAAGGGAAAACCATTGTTGCGAGCCAACATGGTTACTTCGATACCTTTTTGTTCGGCCATTTCAAATGGCAGTGTTGCTACCACTGCACTGCCTTCAAGGTGAACCTTCATAGTCATATCTTCAGCTGCTTCTTCAGTGTATTCAAAATAGATCAACAGTGTCTGTACTACAAATTCCTGTGTAGTAACTTCATCGTTAATGTAGATAACATTCCAAGGAGGAGGTTCTTTAATATCCTCACGAGGTTTAATTTTGATTGTGGTTTTTTCTTGTGTGTCTGTGGCCATAATAAAACAAAAAGGGGAGTTGAACTCCCCTCTATTATAACATCTTCACATTATTTTGTGTAGACAATTTGGATTTTCTTTGGCTTATTTTCTTCCGGAACCATCTGTTCCAGTGCAATAGCCAAAATACCGTTCTGCACTGTGGCTGCTCGAACTTCTACATTGTCTGCTAATGTAAAGTTGCGTTCAAAACCTCGTGTGCTGATGCCCTTATGAACATATTCAGTTTCTTGTTCTTTTTTGGCTTTGGTGCCTTTAACAATCAAACTGTTTTCTTTTAGCTCAACATCGATTTCTTCCTCACCAAAACCTGCCACAGCAATTTCGATAACATAGTGAGTGTCATCCAATTTTGCAATGTTGTAGGGAGGATAGTTGTCGTTTGTGCGACTGTTGGCAAAAGTCCTATTCATTTCATCAAACAGTCGGTTAAAACCAATTGCGTGACGAGCAAAAGTAGGAATGTCAAGGGTACGGATTTCAAAAGTGTTTGTCATAGTATTTCTCCTTTATAAGCAAGTTATGACTTGTAGACCCCAACCAGGCATCTACACAAGTATTTATTATAGTTTTATCTAAATTAATTGTCAATTGATTTGGGAGGCTCCATGGGCTCTACAAATCTATATTTTATGATATAACTTTTAAGTTGGTGATCAGTTTGGGGATTCCAAGTCAATGCAAAAAAGTCATAATATTTTGGATCAGCAAAAGTTACTCTAAGTGTATATCTAACTGATTTTACACCTAGAAATTCTATGCCGTAACGCTTACTCCATATAGCTAACTGATTTTTAATACCTGATGCTGTATAAGCTGCCGCCATACCGCCTGCACCTGTTGGCAAGCTGAACTCTATGTACATTAGTACAATCTTTTAGGTAAACTTTGACTTTCAAGTTTTTTACGCCAACGGTTTTTTGCGGCTCCAGCTGCTCGCTTTTTGGCGGTTGTGGGTTTTTCGTAGAATTCTCTTTCTTTAAGATTCTGTAACAGTCTACTTTCTGCTACTTTTTTCTTGAACTTGCGTAGTGCTTTATCCAGTGTGTCAGTATCTTTGACAATAACAGCTATTCCACGCAGATGTGGCCTTTTTTCATAACTCATTGTAAATCCTTTGTAAGATTTCCACTGGCGTTTGATTAGGATAATCTCTGCAATTATATCGTTTGACACATCTATGTTTCATGCCTTCTTCCCATATGGGATCATTCATGCTGGCATCATAAAGATAAAAGTCAAAGTCTTTATCCATGGGCCAAGTTTCAAATGCTGCAACAATTTCAGCATCAGTCCACTTACAATTAAAAATCCAGATTTTCTTTAGTTCACTGTCTACTTCTAAATCTGGTGGCGTATAAATGTGCATGTTATCCTCGTTTTGCAGTGATCAGCAAATGCCAACCCAGTGCTCGTTCTAGTATCTTAAACAGCTCGGGAGGCATGGCTGCGAACCAAGGTTGTTTAACATATTCATATTTAACATAATGTTCAATGTTCCATGGGAAAATAAAGTCCTGTTCAACATGAACATTGTCAAATTCTCTAAATAGTTCTCTAGCTTCTTGTTTTGTATAAGTGATTGCTTGGGGACAATTATCCTGTGCTTCAGGCTGATCCCATCCTGCATCAATAAGGATATTTTTCCAACTGTTCTTAGCATAAATCATAGCACGAACTTCGCCGCCATCGGCCAATAGTTTAGGGAAATTTGCAACTACAATTTCGGGTCTGGGAGCATGATGAATAACTCCAAAACTGTAGATTAAATCAAATTTTTCATGTGGATCAAACTTAGTTACGAGTTCTTCGGCATTGGCTTCAAATATTTCGCCTTTAAGTCCAAACACATCAAGTCTCTTTTTTGCAAGTTTTACACTTTCACCACTTAGATCCACGCCAGTGTAAATTGCGCCTGCCCTAGCAAAATTAACCGCATCAGTGCCGATTCCGCAGCCAACTTCTAATACTCGTTTACCCTTCCAGCGGTCGAACTGGGGGAAGGTATAGTTGTGCGGTTCGTTGGCATATCGACGAGCTTCTACTTCGTCAAAGTATTCTTTAGTACCCACAGGACTGCGGCTGTGCCGGATATTACAGGGCCTGTTATTCCAGTAAGTCCTAATTTGTTCTAATAATTCACTGTTGCTCATTCTTTACCCTATTGTATAATTTTTGTACCCATTCGCGAAGTTCTTGTTGTCTGTCGGGATGTGCGTAATCTTCGGGATTACTAGGATCTTTGCCGTCTGCAGCATAACTTTGTTCACGAAAGGTTTCGTCGTTGTTACCGCCAGTTACATCTGCTCTATCATGATATACTTCAACTGGAATATTTTCTAGTCTGCCTACCGGCACTGTAACATTGTAGATCCACCAGTCACTGTGATTAACAGGACTGACACGACCAAAAAAGTCTACCCATTCGCGAGGAATAATAGGAAACAGTGCAAAGGGATGATTCATTGTGACACAGGGCATACGCAGTAGTCCGAACCAACCATCATGTTTGACAATTTCATCGTCCCAGTTTTCTGTCAGCATCAGTGCGTCATCGTTCCAGAACATGATCCAGTCGCCTGTGGCCTGTTCGGCCAAGAAGTTTACATATTTGTAAAGACGCAGATATCCAAATCGCTCAGTCTCAAATACTTTACTAGTGGCGTCGGATTGTCCAATAAAAGGAAACCAAGTTTCATTAAAGAACTGTTGACTTTCTTCATCGTCGTTGTCGTAGGCAATTAAGATTTCAATTCTGCTGGTGTCACGAGCACTGGCTAATAAACTGCCTATGCTTTTGACAACTGCTTCTGTTCTTTTGCGTGTGGGTAATAATATAGATATTTTAGGTTTGGTCATTTTGTTGAATCTTGAGTTCTTCAGCTACCAGTTCTTGCTCGGTAGCACTTAATTGATCAATGTCATATTCACCAGTTTTCAATTTTTCGATTAGGAATAAAATGTATTGACGGTCGTAAGTATAGCTGTCTGTGCGTTCTTTGTCAACTTCAATCCATTTGGTGCCATTGTACTTAAACAATTTATTAGGCGTATAGTCAACTCGCAAAAACATTTCGCCTTTTTCCGCAGTGTTAGGGAAAGTTAAGCCAAAGCTGCTTTTTACTGCACGGCCGTCTACATTGTCTGCTTGTAATTTTAACCCTGCGGCAAGTTGAGGAAACGCTGACTGAAACACAGCCTTGTGCATTTTCTTGCCGTCAACTTCTACATAATCACCAATGGTCTTAATAGACTGTTCTGGTTCCTGTGCAGATAAGTAATCACCAGGTCTATCTATAACATCAACGCCTACTGCTAAAATTTGTTTATCCTCTTTTGTTACTAATCGTTCATCGTCGTAGGCATGCACTACTTCATCTGTGCTTATTGTAGTATTGGCGTCTTCCTTGTAAACCATTGGCTGAAGATTAGCAAAGTGTACAAATGGCTTTGTAAGATAAGGATGCTGTTCCAGTAAAGATTTTTCGGGTTCTACTTCGTATGTTTGTTCACCACGGCTGGTGTCATTTTCCTCCCGAAACATCCAACCCGGTGGATGTGGGTCAGGCTTGGCAGATTCTTCAGCGGTTTGTTTTATTTGGTCAATCTGTTGGGCAGTAAGCGGACCATTGTCTGGTTCATAGGCAGGCTTAGATTGTTTTTCTTCTCGTGCCCAACGCAGGCTTTGTTGTGCGGCCAGAATCAATACTAAAGCTAATGGGTCAAAGACCGCAACAATAATGATGATAACCCAGCGTACTGCTCGCTCTAAGATGTTTGCGTCAGGGTTATCACCGTAGATCAGCGCCGCAATGTATTTGATCGGACCGACTTCAGCTTCGACCTTTCTAACTTCGGCGGCAAGAGGCGCACGGGCATCGTTAAGTTCCGCAATAAGCTTCTGCGACTGTAGTATTTCAGCTTGAAGTCTAGTACGCTCTTTCTGCTGGGACCTTCTAAGATTAACAGCTTTGTCGGCACCTTTTTCATCTGTTGAGCGGCCCAGTACTTGGTCCACTCCCTCATCCATCTGTTTAAGTGCTCGACGGTTCGCTTCAATATTTTCCTTTTCGGTCTTGATCTTTTCATCATATATTGCTACCTTGGCTGTGCTGTCACCTGATACCAAACTTTGGTCGCTGTGTGCTTTACTGAGATAACCAAAGATACCCATGCTGGTCAGCAACATTAAAAATGCCACTGCTGGGACCAAATACAGTTTGTAAGTAATGCTGGCACGAGCCCAGTACATCTTTAGCCATACAGCCGCAGTGACTTTGCCTACTTCAAGGGCCGCGCCCATAATAATAATAGGAATAACTGCGGCACTGAAGATTGCGGTAAGACCAACAATGCTATAGTAAGCAGCAACTGCACTGATAGTAATTGCCACCAGTAAAGTGAATAAACCAAATATCATAGATATATTTATTGCATATAGTTAGGTAATTTTTAGTTTTGCCGCATCCTGTCTGTCCGAATACAAACAGGTACCTCGGTCACGCACAAGGTCAGCACTGCCTTGTGGATCACGCTCAAACATTTCTTTGATGTCATCTTTATCAATACCATCTTCAACTTCTATGGCATAGATTTCATAGTGTCGTTGCTGATTAAATTTTGCACGAAGTTTGAGATAGTGCAGTAGGGTCGCACCACCGTGTCTAGGTGCAGTTCCATCGTAGGTGCCTTGAAGGATTTCAAATGTAATTTGACGATCCGCTTCTGTGGCATTGAATACACATTCTACACCAAGTTGATCCCAACTAATAATAAAAGTATTTGACACAGCAGTTTCTAAAAATTATCTGTTAGTGTAGCATAAAATAGCAGAGCGATCAATGCGATTGGCGTTATTTTTTATCCTCAAACCATGCGTTTACCATAACATAGCATAGACTGTATATTTCTTTGGTCATTTTGAAAAAACCAAAAAGTATAAAATAGATGCCCATTGGCACCAACCAAAGAGGACTGGTAATAAGCAGTACAAAGGCTAAGAATTTTTTTACTGATTCGTTCATTTTATCAACTTATTAAAAATATCTAATTTGTCAATACAGTTAAGGCACAGGGCATTGTAGCGTGGTCCCCCGTGGCCAGACACAGCACCGCCACAACTGGTACAAAGAATAAAGGCTTGAGTCACAATAGCACCTTTTGGCGTTTCGTAAATTGGCTCAAGTGTATAGCCAATTATTTTCCGTTCTTCGGTCATTGTTCAATCCCAAAATGTTCTTCTATGTATGCGGCGGCTTTCAATTGACCTTCATACAACGCATCATTCATACCACGATTGTAGCACTGATCCAAACACTCACGCACAATTAACTCGGCGAACTTAGCCAATTCATCTTCCCAACACTCAGCAAAGGCTCGCATTGGTGTTTCCGTTGGATCGTAAGTAAATTCAATTTTAGCCTGGCGAGCAAGTTCTAAAAGGCGTTCGTTCATTCTTCAACTCCGAAATGTTCTTTAATCTCGTCAACGGCATCTTCTTTCAAACGGTATGCGGCAAACAATGCTCCACTTGCGTTATGTGCTTGTCCTTGGGGCGGGTTCTTGGCAAACTCGTGCCAGCTTTCGCCCATTTCCTCTAACTTGGAGCAACATTCCCTGACAATCAACTCGGCGAACTTTTCAATATTGCCTTCACCATAACCCATACCATCAATTGAACAATTAGCCTGTTTAGCAAGTTCTAGAATTCGTTCGTTCATTGTTCAACTCCTCTAAATGTTATTGGACTGGTACCCATCCAAGTTGTGTGGGGTTGATCCACTATTTCTGTCATGTCTCCATAGGTATCAGTATAAAACAATCTATGATTAGGATAGTTTCGCTTGCACCACTCTAAGACCGCTTCGGCGTCATTTGTAATGCTAACCGGACCGTCCAAGTCTTGTAAATATACACTTTGATCTACAATGCGAGAAACTTCAAACCTACACTTCATTCTTCAACTCCGAATCGTTGTTTGATCAATTCATCTGCACCGACAGTCTTACCCAACCGATTAGTTGCACAGGCTGAAATACATTCCTCAATAATCAACTCGGCGAACTTTTCCAAAAATGCATCCAGTTTTTTATAGTTAAGGTCAAATTCGTTACCGGTTTGATCGTTAGCCTCTACTGCAAGGTCTAAAAGTCGTTCGTTCATTCTTCAACTCCAAAATGTTTGTTTAAGAAAACTAAAAATAACCATAAAGATCGTGAAGTAAGCAGCCGCTCCTACCATCAATAGATATGCCACAGCCCACCAGCCTGCCTTCTCGCCTTCCGTCATTCTTCAACTCCAAAATGTTGTTTTAGATAGTGTGCCGCAGTGGTTCCTTGTAGCATCGATGAACCCCATTCCACTTCAAACAGGTCAGCACATTCCCGAACAATCATTTCGGCGAATTTTTCATTATCAAAATGAAGTTGTCCTTGAGGGCGTTCATCCCAGCATTGTTTAGCAAGTTCTGCAATTCGTTTGTTCATTCTTCAACTCCGAAATGTTATTTAAAATTTCAAGCAACACACTTCTCAACATCAGCCAGGATCTTTTTCAATTCTTCCAGGTTAAGTTCCAAATATTTCACTGTGGATTCTGCCACAGCATAGCCCAAAGCACCACCACGGTATTGATCCCAACTCAGACGATTTGCTTTTAGTTTCAATTCTTCAAGGAACTTTTCCTTGCCGGCGATTGTGTTACGCAGGTTCTCTGCCACGGTCGAGATGTTCATTCTTCAACTCCGAAATGTTCTTTAATCGCTTCATCAGCATAAGAACAAGGGTCCATATAGTAGTCTTCTACTACACGCATACATTCCCGCACAATCAACTCGGCGAACTTTTCTAGTTCATCAAGATAAAAAATAACTACACCATTTTCACGGATCTGAATCTTTTCAGGTCCACGACCAAGTCTAGCCTGTTCAGCAAGTTCTTTGATTCGTTTGTTCATTTCATTTACTCAGGAGTAGTTTTACGCACATGGCCACACATATAGCATCGCCACAAATAACCCTTTTTGATACTTTTACTGTCATCAAAGTTAGGTTGCCAAACATGAAATTTTTTGCAAGTTTTCATCGTTCAACTCCTTAGTATTGATTCAGTGCGGGACAAAGTTCAGCAATCAAGCCGCGTTCCATGGTGTGTGCAACATCACGACCACGCACTACACCAATTACTTCCATTTCAAAAGCTTCAGCACCGTGTTCACGGATGCTGCGGCACAGGGGCCAGTCTTTGTTTTCTGTTACAGCCCTGCGAATGTGCTTTTGCATTCGAACTTTGAGGGCTTGTTTGAGCTGTTGGCCGCAAACTGTAATACCAATGTAGTATTCGCCGGTGTTAGTGTTTGCTAACATATAGACAGCGTGTTTGCGATCCGAGCGGGCTTTGCGTTTCATCATAGTGTATTATACAACCAAAATGAATTATTTGCAAGCCCAAAATGTAATACTTAGGTATTAGTCAGTGCAGTGTATGTGTGGCATGCAAGTCAATGCCAAATGCTTTCATTAAACTTAAAATTTGGTCGCTGGCCACGGTAGTTTCATCTTCAGGGCACAACAGTGTTTTAAGTGCGCCATTTTTATCTACCACAAAAACATAGTCATCGTCTGCAATGTTATCGAAAAAATCGTCCTCGGTACCTTCATCAACATTGTTTAAATTTTGTGCCATTTTTTTGTTTCTCCAATTTTTTCAAATAGCGATTGCCTTTACGAACAAATTTTAACACCACAGGGTCATTTTTGTCAAAGACCCTTGTGTAAGTTTTGTAAAGATTGGTACGCTCAATGCGCCTTGCGCTGTCTTTAATTTCAATTACAGCGTTTGCGGCCGCTGACCACGCATAAGCATCTAATTCATCGCTGTCACCATAGTAGCATTGTTGCTCACGCTTGGCAGCATTAAGACTGCTGGCTGCATAGGGTCTGTTCATTTTAAAGTCACGGCGTCTAAACTGATGCATGTGTATAAACTCGTGACCTAAAATGCAAGCAAAGTCTATGCAAAACTCTGCCCATTGCTCAGGGCCAATGTCATTCTCGTTGAATAACAAATGCTTCCTGATTTTGTGTATGCTGATTTCCATTTCGATTGGCTTATGACCTGCTTCGTCAAGTTCAGCATCATACAGTCCTGCTACTGGCAATTGATTGGGCAGTAGATTAAGACTTTGAACGAGAGTAATTTTGCATTCGCGAAATGGAACTGCGGCTTTGATTTTTTTTAAGAATTCATCACCAGTCAATCTTTGATTATATACTCGTTCGTATAAGCCAAACAATCTTTCCAGTAATTCAAAATAGTTCATTACTTAAACAGTATAAAAGCCATCAGCACAGATTGTCCAATAAATCCAATACCAATGGTAATAATATTTAACTGATCTTTAAGTAAAATGGCTCTGCCAAATAACATGACTAAACTGATGTAGATAAACAGCACAAGGTCAATGTTTGGTGGTTTGTCAGTGAGTCCGCTCATCAAAGCCAACATACTGGGCACAGTACTGAGATGCAGTGTGATTGCAGCCATCCATCCCAATGTTTCAGCAGTTAGTTTTTTTAAATGGTCAAGAAAGAATTTCTTTACAAGTACAAAAAACTTTAACAAACTGTAGTTCATTTTATTCCTTATAGAAAATGTGTTGACCGATTTGTGCTATGCGTTCTTTGCGCCAACCCGGGCTGACATAGGCAGCATGATAATACATCGCGTTCGTTAAACCGGGCAATCTAAAATTTTCCAGTAAAACTTTTTTGGCAACTTCCTGACTTTCTTTATACAAGGGTGCGTACACAGGCTTGACCATGTGTGTGCTTTCGCAGACCCAGCTGAATTGACAAATTACCTTTTGATAAAATGTATTTTTTTGATAAACAACTCCGCAGACATTGTCTGCAAACTTGCCTGATTGTACACGATTCATGGTGACCTGAGCAACCGCAACTTTGCCTTCAAATGGTTCAGAAGCTGCTTCCCAATAAATATTTTTGGTTAAGCAGTCTAATTGTCGCTCACGCTCGGCCATGGTGATTGGTGGATTACTTAGACCTTCGGCAATTTTAAATTTCAAGCTGTCGAATTTGGCTTGAACTGCTGTGGTTCCTAACGCAAATAAAATTGCGCCGGCTATGACTAATAATAATATTTTGGTTGACTTTATCACTCTGTCATAATATTGATTTGATATAGCGTGTGATGCCATATGTACTTTCTCCTTTCTTAAAGAGTGTGTTTTTATATAACTCGTTGGAATTTTATGATCTATGCGTAGTTAATGGATTAACTGCATATATTATAGCGGTTTTTTAGTGATTTTTCAAGGTTTTTGACTGCTTTTTACACTAGTCCGGTGATTTTTCCACCAGCATTACTAATGAAGTCACTGTTCTTGTATTGGTTTAAAATGTTCTGAGCAATGTTGCCAGACACGGTTGGTTGTGACAATTGATACAACAAATAGTCAGTGCCAATTTGATTTCTGTCTACGCCGTATTCCGGTAAACTGCTGACAAAAGAAAATATTTGACTGTTGTCGCTGAACGCACTAGTAGAAATATTGGCCTTTGCATAATTAGTGGATTCGATGGATAAAAATTGACACACTGTGTTGTAGTTGTTATTGATTTTATCTACAATAGTTTTTACAGCTGGATCTGCTGCAATGTTATTTAACAATGCAAGATACTGACTTTGCTTGGCAATACACTGTGTTTGCCACCAATCTGGACCACCGGTGCCAGGAATAGCAACTGCCACTCCTTCTACATTGAACTGTACCTGCGGTGGAGGTACAGGAGTATAGTTCGCTGCGGCAATATTTTCAGATTCACTTAGTGCTACTCTTGCAAAATATCTACTTATTTCGGACAGTACGCTTGTAATTTGTGGTCCATAGTCTGTGGCTGTAAGTTCTGCTATACCTTCATTGACTTTTTCTAAATATTCTGTGTAATAGCCCGATGCAGTACCGATGACATTTAGCACGGAAATAGGAGCATTGTTTGCACTCATTGGCAAATAATTACGCAACTGTGCAATTATTTCCGGAGTCAGCAAACTGTTATTGGTCTGCAGATCTTCTATACTAGTAGAAGTTTCTGTTTGAATTTTTATAATCAAATCTGCTACTTGTATGCCCAAAGTAAAGTTACTGCCAGGAGCTTTAAGATAAATGTCTTTACCTACTTCAGCTAGATTTACAAAACCACTGTCATTGGTTAATCCACTAGTAGCTTCTATGCTGGTATAGCTTAAGGGACTGGTAAACAGATCTGTTGGAACTGTTGTTTGTAAAACACTTTGAATTACAGCTAAATCACTGGCAGCAGTGATAGACTGCAAAATAGCATTCAGCTGTTGAGTATAGTTAGGATTTTCAATCTGTTGATAAATTATGCCAGATTCAAACAATTTTGTACTAAGACCGCCGATAGCACCAAGTCCATTATCAATTAATGTTTTTGTAACACCGTTGCTGGTTCCAAAAATACCCAAGGCCAGTGTGTCTACTAATTTCCCGATGTTTTTAAAAGATCGTATCAGTGCTTCGCTGCCTTTGTAAGCGGCCCACCCTTGTGTAATTAAATCATTATAACTTTTAAAACCAAAATATTGTAAATTTTTTGCTTCCGATTCTAGTAGACCTTTAGTATAAATGTTGCTGGTCAACACCCATCCCACTACTTGATTTAAAACATTTATAAAATAAAAATTATCCCAATAGTTACTACCCGCCAGTCTTGCCATTTGCAAGTCAACATAGTAGACAAAACTGCCCGGCATAGTGGCTTGATACTGTTGGGGCATTACTCCAGTTAGCGCAGGAATCGCGCTATTAGCCCCAAAAGTTGTTTTTTGTGGATTAGTCCAATAAGTTCTAAAATATCCCGATAGCCACGGTGATACGGTTGTGCCTACTGGATAGGTTGAATATTGCTGTCCTGTTGTGGGGTCTATAGTTGTAGATATAGGTGTAGCTGGGTTTCCGTTTGAATCAACATATTTGTAATCTAAGGGGCGATTTTTATCAATAAGATAGTTATTACCTAGCGCAGTTGCTACCATGTTACCTAGTGCAGAAATAGACCCTGTATAAACTCCACTTAGATTTCCAGGAGAAGCATCAGTTATTTGTCTCCAATAGTTAGGATCGAACACCAAATCTTGATTATAACTTGCTCCCCAGGTGGTATCGAAAATGGTTGCGGCGTTTGCACCAATAACTGGTCCGTTGGCAAAAATAGCATTAACTTGTTGTGAATAGTCACTCATAATTTATTCGTTTCCTGGGTTACCTGCACCATCATAAGTGCCGCCAAAATCGCCAGGGTTGGCGTTTGCATCAGCAATAGAGCCTCCCGGTACTCTTGTGGCATAATATAACCAAGTTAAAAACCCCAATTGAGATCTTTTTGCTACCCATACATATTCATATCTATTTTCATCGGGTCCGCAATCCTGTGCCCTACGATACAAATAAATGTCATCACCTTTTGCTTGATAATTAAGACCCACTAAATCTTTACTGATATCAGGCACTCTTGACAAACCCGTTCTCGGATCCACTGCTAATGGTTTTAAAGGAACACTGTCAGTAAAAACATTCATCGCATTAGCAAACCGTTGATTAGGACCAAATGCCAATGGTGTTCCTTGCGCCATATAAGCAGCCAGTGCTAACTGCAAAGGACTTAGTTGTGCTTCGGTTATTGGATTATTGTTTTGATATACTGAAGGTACTGTTGCCATAAATTAACCAAAGATTACATCGCTGCTAGCGGTTCTAACGGTGTGCCCGCATAGGCCAGGACTGCCTTTTACTACAGGTGGAAGACCATTTACTTTAACTACAAATGCAAGACTTCCAGTAGGACCTCCGCAATGTGTAGGTGGGCAACCTTTTAAACCGCAACAGGGATGTGGAGTGTAAATACAGCCCAGCAGTGCTACAGGTCTACCGTTAACAAAAACATCAGGACTAAAAGGTGCTGTAAGTATACCTCCTGGTCCCAATATGTCTCCTACTCTTGCTGCTCCTGGCATACGAATCCTATCAAGTAATGATGGATCCTTTGCTGACTGTTTTGATACCTGTAGTAGTTTGAATGTAATGACTTTCCATCTCTGCAATTACAGGAGCGTGTAGCATTACATGATCAGCACGGATCTCTATAGCAGTATTTATATCCCCCGTAAACAGGCTCTGCACAAGTCCAATACCCTGATTGCTGGGCAATACTGTACAGGGTCTATCAACTAACCAATTTGAGCCGTTGATTGATTTGATTTTAGCTACGATTTCGTCGCCGTTTACCATTTTAAATGCAACAATATCGCCTTCTTTGTATGATTTATTCATTAACATTTGCTCGTTCCTTGAGTTCACTTTCTGTTAGCCTAGCCAGGCCTTGATATCCACCTTGTACAAACAGTTTACCATCCTTATAAATTTGTGGTACTGTTCTGTGTCCTTCGTTTACAATAAATTGTCTTGCATCAGGATTTTCATCTACACGGATTTCTTCAAATTGAATGTTTTTTAATTTAAGTAAGTTTTTTGCTTGATCGCAAAAAGGACAGTTGGCTTTACTGTAAACAGTTAACATAGTTTTCCTTTGTTTATTTTAATTAGTCTTAGTAAGCAGCCGAGATTAAATTACTGGTAGTTCGTCATAATTTAAATTGTCTGACATGACTCCTATTACATAGTTGGTTGATTCGTTTTCTTGCAATGCAGTCTGTTTCTTACTGGTATCACTGTGTTTATTGAACCAAGGAATAGGTGTTGTCTTTGGTGCAGGCAAATGATATTTTAATCCAATATCATGTAGTGCTGACTTTGCTGTGTAGTCAACAAAGTCTTTGAGAATAGTTGAACCTAGTCCAATAACAGGACCTTTCTTAAACAAATAATCTGCCCATGCTTTTTCTTCACGGATAACATCCATGTACATGGCATAGACTTCGTCTCGGCATTCTTCAGCAGCCTGTGCAAATCTTGCGTCTTCTTTTACCACTTGATTGATAATCCAAGCAGTCCAACCTTTGTGCAGCAGTTCATCTTGTAGAATCAAACTAATAATATTGCCGTTGCCAATAAAGATCTTGTTCTCAACCATAGCAAGACTGGTAGCAAATGACACCATAAAGCGGAATGCTTCTAGTGCATAACTGGCATTCAGTGCAAGCCAAATTGCTTTTATGTGTTCTTTTTCCGAAATTTCTTCACCCAGTTCTTTGCGGCAGTTAACCATGTGTAAGCGGTCATAATACTCGCCAACACTTGAAGCCATGTCCACAATTTCTTTAGTATCGTGAATAGTGTTAAAAACTTCTTTAGGTACATTATAAATGTTACGGATGATATGACTGTAACTACGGCTATGAATATTCGTTTCAAAAAAGGTCCAATTGTAAACAAGTGCTTCTAACTCCGGTAAACTAACCACAGGTGTAAAGATTTGACTAGGACCACGGCCTTGAAGACTGTCCAGGGCTGTTTGTCTCAGTAAATTGCTGGTAAAGATATGTTTAACTGCTTCGCTGGCTTCTTTGAAGTCCCCAGCATCTTTGGTAAGACTGATTTCTTCAGGCACCCAAAAGAATCCGCGAGCAGTTTGTTCAAAGTCTACAACTTTTTTATATTTTACTTCTTCAAATCTTTGAATAGTAACTGGACCTGCAGGGTCAAGAAACATCTTACGATGTAGATAATCTGTAGTGGTGGCAAGGTTATATTGTTGTTTACTCATTGTTGTTTCACATTCAAAATTTTATCAGCAAATGGATCTGGTGCTGCCACTGGATGCTGTACGCAAGCAATGGGATCACCTTGTCCGGCTTCAGTTAAAAACTCAGTGCCTTTGGCAATTTGATTAATAGGACAGCTACAGCGAGCAACTGTGGTTCCGTTAATGGGATCTTTTTCATAACGGCACATCATACCCCAACAGTTGGCACTGCCTTCAGCTACCGCACCTGGACAGGCCTGTACTTTGGCTCTAGTTGCAGACTTAGGTGTTTGTACAAAGTTGTTGGCTTCTTGAGGATAGTGGAATCGGGGCGCAAACAAACTCCAAACTTGCTTAGTAGGATCGTCTACACTGCAACTACCTTTCATAACACCAGCACTGGTATCAGCAATGCTGGGGCCATCTAATACTGGACATTTGCACTCAACTTCGGGATAAGTTACGCCATTGTTAGTAGTAATTGTTTTTCCTGTTGGTTTACAAGTACTGGCAGCACAAAGAGCGTACTTGCCTTTACAAATAGTAAGTTCGCCTGCATGAACAAAGCCAGCTGCAAACAATGATAATGCCAATATTAGAGCTTTCATATTAATGATTTCCTGGTGGGATATGTGGGCATGGTTCTTTTGGTCCATGTCTTGTGTGACACTTAGGGCAGAATGGTTCCATAATTATATCTCAATGAAACTGATCTGCTTCAGTACTGCTTTTATTAGCCACTGTTGATGTAGCACCAACTGCTTCGCTTATTAAATCAAAGTAACTGACACCAACTTCACGCTGATGTTTTACTGTGGTAAAGCCACGCTCCTGTGCAGCAAACTCACGCTGTTGCATTTCGCTGTAGCCAGCCATACCACGCTGTTTATATGCTTCAGCCAATTCAAATGTAGCCAAGTTAACACTGTGGAAACCTGCTAATGTAATGAATTGGAACTTGTAGCCCAGTTCGCCTAGTTCGCGCTGGAAAGTTTCACATTCATCTGCACTTAAAAACTTACGCCAATTAAAGCTAGGACTGCAATTGTAGGCAAGCATCTGATCAGGATATACAGCATGAATGGCATCGGCAAACTTTCTAGCCTGTGCAATGCTAGGCGTCGAAGTTTCGAACCATAATAGATCAGCGTAAGGGGCAAAAGCAAGACCTCTGCTAATACAAGCATCAATGCCATTTTTAAATTTGTAAAAACCTTCTTCAGTACGCTCATTTATGATAAAATCCTTGTCTAAAGGGTCATGGTCACTGGTAATTAGTGTAGCGGCTTCTGCGTCAGTGCGAGCCATGATAACTGTATCAACTCCAGCTACATCAGCAGCTAATCTTGCGGCATTTAGTGTGCGAATCATTTGACTTGTAGGTACAAGTACCTTGCCGCCTAAGTGACCACATTTCTTTTCACTGGCCAATTGGTCTTCAAAGTGTACACCTGCGGCGCCAGCTTCAATCATTGCAGCCATCAACTCGTATGCATTTAACGCACCACCAAAGCCTGCTTCTGCATCTGCTACAATAGGCAGGAAGTAATCTGTTTCGACTTGTCCTTCGCTGTGCTCGATCTGATCAGCACGACGGAAAGCATTGTTGATGCCTTTGATTACACGGGGAACAGAATCGACGGGATACAGTGATTGGTCAGGATAAGTTTGATTAGCAGTATTGTTAGCAGCCGCAACTTGCCAGCCACTTAAGTAAATTGCTTTTAGTCCTGCTTTGGCATGTTGTACTGCCATTTGACCATTGTACGCACCCAGTGTGTTAATATAAGGTTCCGTGGCCAACAGCTCTCTCAGCTTTGCGGCTCCTCTTTTAGCTAGGGTATGCTCGATTTGAACACTGCCTTGCAGTTTTTTCACTGTTTCCACAGTATAGTTTCGTTTTTTCATTTTAACTCCAAATAAATTCGATTCTCTTTAACTACGACATCAACAACAATTTTTTCTAGCCCTTCTGTTTTTACAACTACAGGAATACTGGGCCAGCTCTTAGTTAAATTGCCTGTTTGGCTCTGTTGCATGGCAATGGTACTCCATGCTTGTTTAAGCCGTTCTTGAACATCGTAAGCGTCCATTATTTACAACTTGCAACTTTCACAGTCTTCTTGATCTTCAAAGTTAATGGCACTGCTGATGCTGCTGCTGATCTGTGCTTCAGGTTGTGCTTCCTGCATGTCTGCTTTTGCACCTTGCTTGTTGATAAGACTGTAATAAAATGTTTTCAAGCCCCACTTGTGTGCTTGCATTAGATTCTTAGCAATCAATGTAGTAGGTACTTTGCGTCCGGGGAAATGTGCAGGATTGTAGAAAGTGTTGGTGCTGATACTTTGGTCAACATACGCAGCCAATACCGCAGCGGTTTTCAAATAACCCACACAGTCTTTCTGTTCCCACATTAATTCGTATTTGTGTTTTAGTTTGGCATAGTCAGGTGCTACTTGTGTAAACGAACCTGCTTTGCTTTCTTTTACTGTGATCAAACTCATAGGCATTTCGATGCCATTGGTACTGTCAATTACTACACTGCTGCTTTCCACAGGAGCGATAGCCATTAGTGTAGCGTTTCGAACGCCCCACTGTCTCATGTTGTTTCGCAGTGTTTCCCAGTCTAGTTCAGGTGTAAAATCTGCTAGTTCATTTACGCCGTCAGCTCTAAGTTCCCAAGGAAAAATGCCCTGTCCATATCTTGTTAAGTCACTGTGTCCACATTTGCCGCGTTCACGAGCAAGATCAACTGTGGCTTCTGTTAAGTAAAATGCTTGATGTTCCATCCATGTCTTTACATCTTGCAGTGCATCTTTGTCGCCATACTTAAAGCCACGCTTGGCATGCCAATTGGCCAAGTTAGTTACGCCAATACCCAAAGGTTGAATCTCTTTGTTGCTTAACTCACTTTGTATGGAAAGAAAATCTTGATAGTCCAATATATTGCAAAGGCTACGCTGTAGAATGCGACAAGCCCTACGCATATCTTCAGGATTACGGAACGCACCCCAGTTAATCGATCCAAGAGTGCAGAGGGCAATGCGGCCGTCAGGATCATCAAGACGCTTAAAAGGACGAGTAGGTAAAAGTATCTCACAGCACAAATTACTTTGATAAATGGTATGATATTCAGGATTGAAAGGACCTTGGTTCATGACATTGTCAATGAACACAAGATAAATTCTGCCTGTGTCGGTGCGCTCTTTTAGTATTCCGCTTTTGAATACTTCTTCGGCATTCATGGTCTTTTTACGAAGTCCAGGTGTGCGTTCATACTTGACATATAGTTCTTCAAACAGTTTACTATTACTGTAAAAAGCTTCGTATAAGTCAGGTACTTCGTTGGGATCAAAGAATGTAATATTCTCTTTATTTTTAAAGCGGCGCCAAAAGAATGCTGACAGTACTACTCCGTAGTCCATGTGACGAACACGAGTTTCTTCTGTACCTTGATTGTTCTTAAGCACAATAAGGTCATCAAACTGATGATGCCAAATAGGATAGAATACAGTAGCTGACGCATTGCGGATACCACCCTGGCTGCAACTACGAAGGTCGCCAAACCATTTCTTAAGGAAAGGAATCATACCAGTGTGCATGATCTCGCCACCGCGAATGGGCGAACCCAGAGGACGCAAACGACCAATTTCTAGACCAATACCAGCTCGCTTGCTGGCATACTTGGCCATCATCTCCCCGGATGCAAAAATACTGTCAAGATCGTCGTCACTGCGGATGAGAACACAGCTACTAAATTGTTTTGTTGGAGTGCCCAGACCAGCAAGAACAGGAGTGGCAAGAGTGAAAAGACCGTCGCTAGCCGCATTGTAATATTCCTTTATGTAGCGCATTCTCGCTGTGTTGGGTTCTTCTTTGTGAAATACAGTTGCAGCTGCTATCATATATCGAACCTGCGGAGTTTCATAAATTTCTTTTGTGGCACGATTGCGTACTAGATATTTTTCTATCAGCTGTTCAATGGCTGCATAACTGTACTGTTCATCTTTTTCATGATCCAGCATTTCATTCATTCGGTCCCAGTCTGCTTCACTATACCATTCCAACAGTTCAGGAGTATACAGACCAACTGCCACATTTCGTTTTACAATGTCATAAAGATGTGGCACTTCATAGCTGCCGTAGACATCCTTACGCAACATGCTAAGACGCTGTTTGCCTGCAACATATTGATAGTTGACATGGCCAACATCAGGATTAGACTCTACATCGATCAAGTCTACAATAGCTCTTAGAGTTAGTGCGTCAATTTCTTTAGTTGTGATACCGTCAAAAAACTGTGGATGTGTTTTGATTTCAATCATGCTTTGACTGACATCGGCTACACCTTTGCATACTTTTTGAATCTGTGCTTGCCACTTTTCTAGATTTAATTGTTCTTTTGTGCCGTCTCGTTTAATAACTTGAATCATTGTGCTCAATCTCTTATTGTAATAGTTCTAACCCTAAATCCTTAACGGAAATAGTTTTCTTTAGTTTAAGTGTCTTGTCAATCTGTGTTTTATTTAATACAGTATCATGTTCCATATTAAGAACATATTTTCCTTGGTCAACAAATAATAAATTATATTGCGCCATGGATGATGGCTCATAATATACTCTTATTTCTAATTCGGGGCGGTGCTCACTTAGATATAGAGTATACAACATTCCTAGTGCAATTGCAAGATTGCAGTAGTAGTTTTCGAATAATAATTCCCAAGGTCCAGGCCAATCTTTGACTTCATCCAGTGTAAGATAGTATTTTTGATATGGCGCATAAGTCCATAGGTGTTCGGTTTCCCAAACTGCTTGTTCTAGGGATAACGAACTGATGCGATGTCTAAAATCCTGCCATAACCTTAAACGGTCATAGGGCATTTCGTTCCAAAAATTATTCAATTAAGACCAAGAAACTTTAGTAAAATTATACTTTAAATTAGCATCAATACCAGTGTTGGTAGTTTTGTATTGCACTGCCGCAATGTTGCCGAACATGTTAACTGACAATACAACGCCCACATTGGCTGTTTCTACGAATGTGTCAGAGTAAGCAACAGTTGTATTATACTGTGCTATTGTTAGTGTACCTGTTTTATAGTTATCACCACGCTGTACGCTATAATCCACTGTTACACTGGGTGTTGTATTTGCAAAATATAAATCGCCGCCTATGTTGGCATTGGCGCTGGTGTTATTAGTTAAAGTATAAGCAGTGGAATAAGCTACATTAGGCAAATCATTTTCTGTAAGAATTCTTGTATTGCCTACTTCAGGTGCGCCTTCAGCTAGGGTACCATTACCAATGTACAATTGTTGTGTGTCTACAGCCCAGCCTAGTTCTGCACTGGCTAGCTGTGGTAAGTTTTCTTCAACGCCCCTGCGATGTTTGATCTGACTGATTTGAACTATGGCCATGTTCTTGTTATCCTAATGTTGTATTTAGTACAAACTATAATACTGCTGTATGCGATTGAGCCACTTTTCAGTCCAATCCTCAAATTCTTGGCCTTCTACTGTAAATTCCTGATACTCAAAGTTTCCACTGCACATTAAAATAACACCCTGTTTTATATCAGTGCCATGTGTTTCATTGTGTGCTAGTGCGTAGGCTGCTAACTGTAAAAAATAATCTTCAATCCACTCACGCTTTTTGGGTTTATTTGTTTGTTTAAAGTCCAAAATAGCAGGTTTTCCATTCCAAACTGCAATACAGTCTGTGGTGCCTGCGTATAACCCACTGCAATATAATGGAACTTCTACTCCCCAGTATTCCTGTACCTTTTTGCCCAGGCCTTCAAAAATAATTGTATTGGCCATGCCATGACTTTGTTTACTAAAAGGATTAGTACCAGGCTGTCCCAGTTCACCATCTTTAATAAAGTTTTCTAGCCACTTGTGCATTCTTGTTCCACGATTAGCAGCTTCTGTAGTAATCTGCTGAGCAGCTGCTTCACCAACACTCTTACGCCAACGCATTAACGCTTGCACTTTTTCCTGTGGTTTAGTAGCATCTAGGATTGTTGTAACTGACGGAACTTTAGTACCATCGGGCAAACAATAGTGTCTGCGGCCATCTACGCTTTCGCGATTAATAGGGGTATAGTTATATTTTTGAATTAACATGATATTTGAGATAAAAATTTTTCTGCTATTGCAATGTGTGTTTTAGGTCCAGGGTGTGCAAAATCTCTGCCAACATCCATGGGTTCGTCTATCCAGTTATTTGTTAGATCTTGATATAGATTAAAATTATAAATTTTAGAGAAGTTATTTACATAAATTTTATTTTTTGCAGTCCAGTTAGTTACATTATGATCTGTTAATAGTCTTAATGCACTTTTGTCATTACTCCACGATGATATAGAATCAATACCATACTGATCATACAGTTCATATCTGTACATATCGGGCCATAGTATTAAAACAATTTTTGGCCTTAATAGCGGTACATAATTTGTAATTAATCTTGCCACAGTGTCCGAACTGCCACCACCGTGGCCATAATTATAGACTTTGTAAGTAGGTAATCTCTGCTGTATGATTTCAGGCCACGGAGTTTGAACTGCTACACCTTCAGTGTGACTACAACCAAAACATAAAATTGTATTGTCGGTATTTGCTAAGTCAACTTGATGCGTTCTAAAACCTTGACTGTTATAGGTATAAGTTATGCTGGTCTCAGTGTAATCAGGATGCGGATTTTTCTTGTAATTTTCTTCACTGTCCATGCCTGACCAATACTCGGTTGCATTGAGAGGATTCCACCCGTGGCGAGCTAGGTAGCCTTCTTGCCAATGATTTTGTATTGATTTCATCAAACTCTAAAACTTTCTCCGCAACCACAGCGATCTCGCTCATTTGGATTGATAAATTCAAATCCTTCATTAAGACCATTTCGTTTGTAGTCTATTGTAAGTCCCTGCAGATATACGCAACTTTTTGGATCTACAAATATCTTACAGTCGGCACAGTCTATGCATTGGTCTTCAGGCTGTGGTTGATCAACATATTCTAACACATAAGCCAGTCCGCTGCAACCGGTAGTTCGAACACCAACGCGAAGTCCAACACCTCGACCTCTTTTGGCAAGCTGTTGTTGGACTTTTCGAGCTGCTAGTTCAGTTAGCGTTATCATGTCGTTTGCGATAGTCTGCTACTGCGGCTTTGATAGCATCTTCCGCTAAAATAGAACAATGGATCTTAACTGGAGGCAGTGCCAGTTCTTCGGCTATTTCGCTGTTTTTGATACTACCGGCTTCGTCCAAAGTTTTGCCTTTGACCCACTCTGTTACCAAACTGCTGCTGGCAATGGCAGAACCACAACCATAGGTTTTAAATTTGGCATCAGTAATAATACCCGTTTTGGGATCAACTTTGATTTGTAATTTCATCACATCACCGCAAGCAGGCGCACCTACCATGCCTGTACCAATGTCTTGTTCGTCTTTGGCAAAACTGCCAACATTTCGGGGATGTTCGTAATGATCAATCACGGCTTGACTATAGGCCATATAAATCTCCTCAGTGATTATACTGTATTTAATTAGTCTTGTCTACGCTTCATGGCGCTTTTGGCCATGTTGGCGACTGTTTGTTCTAGATTGTCTACTGGAGCGCCTTTGGCTTCGGGCTCTTCAGGATTGTTAACACTGCTATAACTGTGTGTAACAAAAACGATTTCATCGGGTGTGATTTGTTTTACAATGTTCTTCATAGCAGGAATAGCTTCATTGGCTGCTCTTAAGTCATCTACTGTAAAACTGGTTAAGCCTGTGTTTTGAATTAGTCGCACAATAAACTGTACAGGCAGTTTAGCCTGTAGTTCACCTTGGTCAACTTTGCTTTTTATAAGGCTCAAAGCAGTGACGATGCTGCTGTTATCGTCACTGGTTTCAGTCACGCGAATAAAATCTCTGGCTCGCATTATCGTCTTTCGCGGCCAAGTTCTTCTTCACCGCCTGCAGCTGCATCAGCTGTGGCAAAGTCTTCACCACCTGCTTCTAGGTCTGCATCTGGCGCAGGCATTTCTGCACCACCTACTGCACCTGCACCACCCAGTGCCATTGGCTCAGCAACTTGCTCGCCCGCCAGTTGACGACTGCCATTGTCTAGGCTGTCACGAGCAGTGTTCAACGAATCCATTAAACCCTGTAGTGCGCCTGTAGCAGTAGTTTTAAACTGATCTGCTTGCGCAGCACCCATTTGGTCACGAATAGTGTCTAGCAGTGGAGGTAGCTGTTCGTTTAACATTTTAGAAGCATCGGTGATCATGTCCTGAATGCTGTCTACCATGTCTTTGGCTGCTAGTACTGCTTCAGCAGTTTCTAGTTCGCCTTCGGTTAGTAGTCTGTTGTCACGCAACCAAGCATCAACGCCTTCTTTTACCATGAACATTTCCATGTATTTAGGGTTCTGTTCAGCTGTATGAATGCCATAGCTTTGGCGGATTTTATTAAGACTTTCTTCAATGGCAATGCTTAGGCGCTGTGCTTTAGTATAAGTCATGTTGTCATAGTCTACTGTAAAACCAAAGCGGCTTTCCATAACTTTGTTAAGACGGTGTGTCTTTTTAGGTGCAAGTTCTTTTAAATTCATAATATGGTATCCCAGATTTTATTATATTTATGCGTAATCATTGTTTTCTTGAATTCCGATTCGGCTCGTTTTAGCCTAGCATAAGCTTCTTGAAATTTAGCTAAAATGATGTCTCTGTTTGACGCAGGGCCGGCTTTTTTATTGTTTAGCTTGTAGTACAGTATGTCATACTCTGCTCTAGCCAAGCCCAGTTCAGTGTCTACCCTAAGTAGATTATCTGAACTGGTGAATTTATAGAGTTTTTCGTAGGCACAGTAGTAAATTGCTATCTGTTTGTTTTGAAAATGATGTAAAAACTTGCCGTCTTTGTGTACTTTGGCCGTATTATCTGACAGTATTTTAATATCAAAATCACCTATGCCATAATGACGGTCTGAATATTCTAAACAAAAGGGTTTTGGGTTGTGTTTAAGTTTTGTAAGCTCGTTGTGAGACCAAAGTTCGATTTTTTTAATTGTTAAATTAACTAAAAGTTTACCTAGTTTTTCTTTTATAGACGATACGGCCATTTTCTTTGATTCTCTTTAGTACATTTTTATTTACTAGATTGTTGGCCATGAGTTGTTGCCTTTGATCCAAGTCACGGCGTGCCATGCTTGGAGTTTGTTCGTCAAACTGCAATAACAGATCTGCTTCTTCGTTTGTGATAGCTACGGACATTCCATTAGTGATTTCTACTATTTTCATTTTTGTGCCAAGTGTATTAGTAAACTGATTATAGCCGTAAACATAACGCCTAAAATAGTAGTGCCTATAGTAATAAATTTACCGTCTATGCCGCTGGTTTTATTAGTAATAGAATCTTTGATTTCAATAAGGTGGTTTTCGACTGTGTCTAGTCGTTTTTCGACATCAGTAAGTTTATTTTCCAACTGTTTGTACCTTTCAGCGCAAAGCTCAACGTGCGCCTCAAGATTCTCTTTTTCAATCGCGGTGGTTGCCATATTATCTCTTGGGTTAAATGAGATGCGTGTCGTGTGCCTTTGTGTGCCATAAAGAGTGCCTATTGGTGCCTGAGCATCAACATTATTTATAGTTTGATGTTTAATTGTTTAAAGTATATGTTTTTTAAATGACCCTGTGTAAAAAACACGGGCAACATAAATCTCGCAGTTTCGTCTAGGCCCACTATAATGGGTACTTGGTCGAAGTCTTCTTCCAGTATGTCTAAGTTATAGAAATCGTCTCGTTCTCCACGAAATTGAAAAGCCCAAATCGAGTGTCGGCCTTCATAAAACTCGCCAAACTCAAAATATTTAAGTTCTTCATTGGCCCACAGGCCTGGACGATTAATGATAATGGGCTGTGTTTTAAGGCCCAGTACTTGTAGCACAGTTTCCCAATTACGCTGTTGATCCCTGACTAAGGATTCACCTTTAATTACGCCGGTAGCTGTAACATCAACTAGAGTAAAAGCTGTTATTACGGGTTCCATACAGATATTTATAGCCAACAAAAAAGGCACTGCGAAAGTGCCTTTGTTTGTGTTGTGTAAACTTCTGATTAGTTACCAGCTGTTGTAACAAACTGTAGACCAGGTTCAGCAACCTTAACACCTGTTAGGTTAACAGAACTTACTGTGCCTAGAGCAACAATGTTAGCTTGTAGGTCTGTGGTTGTCCAGCTGTTGTCTTCAACAACAACGCTGACCAAACCGTTTGTAACACCACCAATACCAGCACTGGAAACTTGGTATGCTAGTAGAGTAGCTTTCTGGCCAAATACGCCTAGAATAGCTTCAACTGCTTCGCCTGTGCCTAGAGCGGTTGTCAAAGCAACGTTACTGTTTACAGAGAAAGCGCGGATTGGCTTGCCAATACCTGTGCTTACGATTGTACCTAGTGTAGAAGCTTCTGTGCTTAGGGCAACGTTACCAACGCTTACAACGTTTTGTGCATTACCATTTGTTCTTGTAAAAACTGCCATTTTATTTTTCCTTTTAAAAGTTTAGTGCTCGCGCACATAAATTTATTTATACCGATTAATCTTTTTTCCACTGTTTAGGTGCGGAAAAGTTCTGTTTGCTGAACTCTAGTCTATCAACCAGTTTCACAGCGCCGCCGTCATGTCCAATGGCTACAAAACCTTCAGGGGCAGTTACTTTGTAACCGTTATCAGTTTTAATGAAAGTACCTATACTTTCTACTTTCTGCATTTTGCCGAGAATCATTAGCTTGACTTCAATTATACGCTTGTAGATAGCCAATACGCCCAATAGTGTGTTGCTATTATCTTCCATGAATTCTTCGTTGGCAACAATTTTTTCAATTCTACGCAGTACAGCTACTTTTACACCCGATTCTAGCAGTGCTTTATCTAATTGTTTTCTGGCAGCAGCGTCTCTTGTTGCCATGTATTGGTGTACAAGTTCTTCCTGTTGTTCAGTAAATTGACTGTTTTTCATTAGTGTGTCAATTTCTGCTTCCATTTTACCACGATAAAATGTAATAAATTCCTGCAGGAACGCAGTGGGTTCACCTACTTGTTCGCCGCCTTTAACTTTACTGTTAATAAAAGGTTTAATGTATTGGCTAAACTCTGTGTTATTCAATATGGTATTAAACTTAGCTGGATTTATCTTTTTTAAGGTATTGGCAGCAGCACCCAGTGTACGACTGATCATTGTATTTTCTTCAGGTGTTAGGCTAGCAATACCAGTAAGGTCTTTGTAAGTAGCATCATCAAACCACACATCTTTGCTGGGGTTCAGACCTGCTACACTAACTCCAAAACTAGCAGTCATTTCAGGCAAACTAGCACCTTCGTAGGCAGTATGAAATACTATACCGATCTTAGCACCGCGGATTCGTTCTGCTAGTTGTTCGTTGGCAGGTACAGCGTAAGTAATGGTGTTGGGAGTAAATGTAATGCATTCTTCGCCATTTATATCAGCAGTTTGCAGTGTGTCTGCGGTAAACATCAAGTCGCCTTGCAAGACATTGCCAATGCCAATTTTGCTAAGATTCTTGAGTGCAATAATTAACTTGTTGGCTAGATCGGGTTGTTCACTATAAAACTTTTTAATATCTGCTGTAGACTTACAAGCTTTAGGTTCGGTTTTGCTGAACACACTTTTTGTACCTACGAAAAATTTTCCATCGGCGGGATCAACGCCGCAGATAATAGCAGGAGACCCATCCCATTTTACTGTAATTTTCGTTGCTGTACCTGTGCCTTCAGCAAACATTTGACGAAGGTTTTCACAGTAGGTCAGTGCTCGTTGTGCGCCTTGATATCCTTCATTAAATATCAAATCTTCAATGTGTTCAAGATGCAGATTCTTGCCTTCCTTGCTTTCAAATATCTGCCACTTAGGCGTATTCTTTTTTATTTCAAATAATTTCATAACATTGACAAATATCTATTTAAAATTGCTGCTTCACCTGCGCTGACAGTTCGTTTCATACCTAATGGGTGCCATTGATCTAAATCGTCTAACTCAAATTTTTTCTTGCCCACTTGTAATACCACTGGACTAGTTGCCAGTACAGACACATTTGGAGGCAAACCAGTGTCTTGTCTTGGTGTTTCTGCAGGTGCAGGAGTTTCTTTAGGTGTTGGTTGTTGAGTAGAAGCAGGGGTAGCTGTAGAAGGTGTTTCTGCAGGTGCAGGAGTTTCTTTAGGTGTTGGTTCGGTTTTTTCTGGTTGCACCGGTACTCTATATAATTTTGTAGCGTTGTCTATGGCATCACTTCTGGCGTCGTTAACACTGTTAAAAAATTGTGCTATAGAAGCATTTGTGAGATTTTTTGGTGTAGATAAAGAATCAATTTCACTTGTAATATAACTGGCAGCTGGGTCTTGTACTCCACTGGCAAAGTAATATTTAGAGTAATCTTTTAGATACTGTGATAATTGATCGTAATCATAAGTTCTGGGATTGGCCAAGTTAATACCAGAATTTGTTAAAAGTTGTTGAAACTGTTTAAAGGCTTGAGCGGGTAATTGTGCTCTTGTCTTAAGCTCTGCTTTTGATCTAAGTTCTTTGGTCCTCGACTGATCGTCGGGCTGTACACCAAAACCTTTTGCAATACCTCTACCTAAAGTGTCTAGTATTCCTTCTTGAACTATGTCTTTAATCTTCATTTTTTAGCCTTTTGACGCCACGACTAAATTTAGCAGGATCCTGTGCTCTAATACTGTTTATTAGTCTGCGCTCCAGTTCTTCAGCGGCCGCAGGCTCATAGTTTTCACGGATAAAGTTTACTAGATTAATAGCGCCCTGGATAATATTATTGGCGCGGCTTTCTACTAGATTTTCGCGGTCTTTATGTAAACGCAAAGAATCCAGCTCTTCTAGCAAACTACGGGTCTTTTTTTGCAAAATTCAGCTCCAGATTAAGTGTATTTATTCGACTTTCTTTAATCCGGCTAGCATAGCTTTCAGCTTAGTGCTATTAGCTTCTCCATGTACAGGTTTATCCAAGCTCCAGCCTTCTTTGGGTTGTGCTCGTTGAAATCCCCCAGGCTGTTCTTCACCGTCACCAACAGTGCTTTTGGCTTTAATTTGACTCATGATGCTGCCAACCTGTGGCTTGACCGTTCCAGGTGTGCCCTGTGCTTCCTCACCAGGGTCAGTAATACGCAGTGTTTCAAGATCGAACTCTAAGTCCACTTTCATACCAACACCCGAACTGCTACGAGTTTTCATTAGCTGGATTTGATAACGACCACGCTCACGCATTGCTCTACTTGTAAAGATACCAAACACATTATCTGCTGTGTTAATCTTACTGATACCACCCGAGATATGGCTGTGGTCAAATTCAATTTCTTCAACTGCACTTCTATTCAGCTGACTTGCAGTGACCATTAGTATGCCAAACTCACGAGCCAAGTTACGCAGTTCTTCACTGACATACTTGTCTTTGACAAACAGGTCATTGGGGCTAACTTTAGCACTGACTGGCATGACCAAGTCTAAGTAGTCTACCATGATAAAATCTGTTTTGCGACCTGTCTGTACTTCCAGTTCCTTCAAGTACGCACGGATTTGATTTACATTACTCTGTGCTGGCATATACTTGATACGCAGGCTACCGGACTTCTTACCTACCATCTTAACTTTTAGTTCAACTGTTTCCAAGTCTTTAAACACTTCTTTAGTGCTGACATTAGCCACCATTGAGTCCATACGCATAGCACAGAGTTCTTCACTGAGTTCCAGTGTTAAAAACACACCGTTAAGGCCCTGTGTAGCCCAGTTAATGGCAATGTTCTGCATGAACAAACTCTTACCTGAACCTGAGCCCCCAGCAAAGATGTTGAGTTCACCTCTGTTCATACCACCAAACAGTCGCTTGTCTAGCGTGGGCCAACCTGTGCTGACTTGCCCGTTGTTGTCTTTGATCTTCATTAATCTAGCACGAGGATCTGCAAAATACTCAGTGCCCATGTCTTTGGTCAAACTGATCTGTACCGCATCCTTGATTAGTTTTTCTACTGGATCAAACTCACCTTTTTCAATCATGTCTGCGGCTTTGAGAATAGCTCGTTCCAGTTCTTGTTTCTTAGTAAAGCCTTCAAACTCGCCCATAAACCAATCATAATGGTTGTCTGTTAGGTTTGGCACTGGTTTTAGTTCTGTGCCGGTAAATGCCAGCACCTGTTCCCTTGTGGGCATGGCTCTGTGGTTGTCCACATGTTCTCTAATAAACTTGGCTGTGCTTTTTAGACTACGATCAAAGTTTTCGGGATTGTAGATGTTTTGAACACGCAAATAGCTTTCAGCGTTTTGAATCATCATCTCTAAAAATAATTTTTGTAGATCTGTGGTATATTCTTTTGACATATTTTACTTATTTTTCATCAATTTGATTTTCAATGGATTAGACTCTTGTGCATCTAATATAGCTTTGAGCACAAATAACTTGCCGTATTTTTGTACAGCAGAATTTATGTCCTTGCAGGTTTCACGCCATACAGGAAAACTTACGCTCCATCCATATTCAACAGCCTGTTCTACTGCGGCATAGCCTGGCCATACTTCACGACCTTGTTTGTCTGTGTGTTTGTCAAAGTCCGGCACAAATATAACAGGCTTGCCTAGTTGTTCTATCAATTCTGCCTGTTGTTCACTGATTTCGTTGCTTTGCACACTGACACCATCTACGCTCATGGCATCAAAAGTTCCCTCACAGACTATGACAAATTTATTGTCAGGCCGTTGATTGTCTAAGTTAAACACAAAGTCAGCGGGATGATTGCTGTGGTACTTGGGTTTGATACCATCGTTTATAGCACGAGCTGTATAACCAACTATTTCATTCTTGTATTTGAATGGCACTATGACACGATGCGCTAGTTTGTGCTCTACTTCGGGAGTCCAGTAAAAATCATATCTGTTACAGTCAATCTTTCTGTCTACAACATAGTTTACTGCATGAACAAAGTTTGCAGGCAAGTTATTGTTATCAGCCAACTTATAAAACTCTGCCAATGCCCAAAAACTTTTGGCTTCGGCGGGCAGAGATCTGCGTTCAAAAGTAATCGATTCTTTTTCTTCTTCTATTTCTTCAGGTTTGATTAGGTCTTTGATTCTCAGTGCTTCAATGACCAAACGCTGTATTTCATTTAGATCTCCGCCCAACCAACGCAGAAGTTTTCTAAATTTGAAACTTAAGGGCCTGCCAGGAGTATAGCTGGTTTTGAACTGGCAGTTAAAACAATGCCAGCTTACGCTGCCGTTGCCATTAACCATCAGGCCGCCGCGGCCCCTTGTATCTTGACTATCACCATTATGGATACAACAAACTGCATTGCTCGATAGCCAACCCGATTGTGATTTTTTAAGTTTGCGCCCAGTAGACCACAATTGCTGTGTATAATTTGCTATTTCATGTATCAATGCGAGTTACCTTCCAGTTGTTTTGATCTTTTCTTTTTTTAATGGTTACAGTATTATTGTAACACTTTCTGTAAGCGGAAAACAACTGCCAGTAGCTTATTTTAATTTCGTTTTTGTAATGTTCGGCAAAATCCTTCAACCCAATATCAGTTATCCAAATTTTTCCTTCGGGGGACTCAATTTTATATGATCCTTTGTGCGAATCACTTTTGCGTTGTTTAGTTTCTTGTGTATCTGGACAATTTTGATACCTTTTCTTTTGTCCTTTACTGCAATTTTTACTTCGCGATAGTTTCTTTTCTTCTGACATGGATGCATGATGTTTTAAAGCATTATTTCTCGCACAAGCTGAATCAACACCATCTCCACCCATTGTCATATTATATCCTAAGTTAACTGAGTTGTAATGTGCTATCCAATATATTTCTCTGTTATCGAGTTCTTGTTTAGTCCAATCATCATTTCTTTCGATTACTTCAAATTTCATATTTGCCCAGCTATATTTTTTGATAGCATTTACTATTTTTCTATCTGTGGTATCTTTATGTTCTAGTAGACTATACCAATATTTTTTCCTATTATAGCTTACTTTAGATTGCCCTACATAGTGTTTACCTACGGGGGAGGTAATAAGATAAATGTACTTCATGCATATATTTATCAACTAACAATTAAAACAAATTCTTCTATACCCGAGACTGACGGTATAATCTTGAACCGCATTAAACATCACTGTAGTTTATAGGATTTTTTGATAGAAATCAAACTTTATGATTAAACCCAATTACCAATACTTAAATTGCCGTTAGTTGGACCTAATGGATTAATTGTGAAATTACTACCAGTGGTTACAGTAACAGTACCAGCCGCAGTTGCACCACTCCATGTAACTAATGGAGTTATTATGCCAGCAGTTGTGGTATCAATTACGCCTGTAATTATTAAGGTAGTGGAACTTGGTGCGTTTGATGTTGCTGATACAACAACGTTAGATCCAAAATTTGAAGTTGTATTGTATTCAACTGTATTTTCGGAACCCAGTGTGCCTATTACACCAGTTTTACTTTGAACAGCGTATGCTACTCTTGCTAGGCCTACATTTCCACCCCAAGCAAGATTAAGTGAAGTGTTGTTATCACCGGTAGTACGGCTAATATAAGCTTTGATTCTAAACCAGTATTTTGTATTTGCAACCAAATAAGGACTCAAACCAAATAAACTTTGAGCAACAGTGTTTGCATAAGTAATTGTCCTATCTGATCCTAATACATACCATTGCTCATTTGGAATTAGGCCTCGACTAGCATCGACAGGTGTTCCATAAAACACATTACCGTCAAATTCGATTGTGCCTGGCGTTGCAGTTGTTAATACTGGTCCTGCTGTAAATACCAATGGTGCCTTGCTTACAGTGCCTGCTGATGCGTTAAGATAACTGTTGACATTGCCTGCTGTTATGTTACTGGTTACCGACAAAGATCCAGTGGTTGATAAATTACCGCCAGTTACATTACCGGTAGAAGTTATTGTACCAGTTGTTATTAAATTACCACTTGAAATGTTTCCATTTACAGTTAATCCAGTGCCAGTTACCCATGCTTTATCTGCAAGGGTTGTGCTGCCTACTGGTACTACTGATAATATTAAATTGCCACCAAAATTTGTTGTGGTAAAATTTTCTGATGCTCTGAATGTAATTCTACTACTAGCAGTGCCAGGTATGCTATTGCCGTCATACCCAGTGGCAGAAATACGCATAATATCTTGGCCTGACAAAATAGGAGTTGGACTTGCCAGATTTGTATTAAATCTTCTACCAACGAATGCTGCAAATTCATTATTGCCGTCGTTGTAAATTCTAGAAGGTAAGCTACTTTGTCCAGTAACATGCAACATTACACCAGTATTAACCACAGGGTATATGTTTCCTGATGTAGATCCAATGATTTCTACGGCGCCAATCAAGGGATCTATAGTAGGAACCACAAACTTAACTTGTCCGTCTGATAATGCAGAAAAATATCTATTGGCTACATTAGGAGGAAGGCCGTCGGCTTTATAAAAACCAATATTACCGATAAGTTGTATTTCTGCATTACCTTGAGTCTGCAGGATCATGTCCTGGTTATTGTTGACAACAGTAAGTACATTATTATTGGCAGTAAAATTTCCAAAACTTAACGATAAGTTAGCAGTATCTATAAGCAGCACACCTTCGTTGCTGATATTAACTCCAGGACCTGCTTTAATACCACCAATGGTAGTGTTGGATGCAATATTGTAGGGAATAGGCATGCCACCTGGTGTAATGCCATCCGACATGCGGATTACACCATTGGCAAAGTTGTAAAACAGTATACCTTTTTCACCCAAGTAGGATTCAACATTAGGTACATTGTTTACTCTGCTAGCTTTTATCTTACCAATATTGCCTGTTGACATTTAATCAAGCATCCAGTACATCGTTGTCGTCGCCGCCATTGTGCATAACACCGGCCAAGCGTTTAATTTGCTCCAGTTCTTCGTCAGTTTTAAAACCTTCTTC